GAAAATAAAAATATTAAAATTACCTGAAGACAAAGACGTTTGTGATTTAAGAGGTGAAATTAATGATTATTATTATAATATAAAAGATTAGTTATGGTAGAGAAAAAAATTAAAGACCTTAAACCTTTGTATAAAGTGAGTAGTTTTAGGTTTGAAGAAAACCCTGAAGAGTATGAAAAAATCTATAATGAAATTAAAAAAAATGGGTTTAATGATAAGGTTAGTAAAATATTCGTATCGTTAGATAATCACATTATTAATGGTCATCATAGAATTGAAATTTTAAAAAAAATATATGGTGATGAGTATGTGATTAAAGTTAGACGAATACCTGTTAATAGATTCGTATATCTTTCATTTATGAATTTATTAGTGTTCTTATTTTTGCCAATTTTAATTTTATTGTTTTTTATAAATCGCTCAATAAAAATTTTAAGAAATTTTAAGAAATAATGGTATTGGTTAAAGTGAAAGATTTAAAACCAACTTTTGGTGGTGATTCATTTAGTTGGGGGGATGGTAAATCAAAAAAATTGTATAAAGAAATATATAACAATGGTTTTGATTATGAAAAGAGTGTTATTACTGTAACAAACGACAACCATATAATTGACGGTCATCATAGGGTTAAAATATTAGAAGATATCTATGGTGGTGATTATGAAATATATGTTGAAAAATGGCGTGTTAGTCGTAAAACGTATATTACCTTATTAGTGACAATTTCATTGATTTTGTCACCATTTAATAAAACTTGTAGAAAAATTTTAAAATTTTTTTACGAAAAATACATGTAGTTTTTAAAATAAAAAGATGGATTTAAAAGAGATTGCTAAAGATATTAGAAATATCTTAGATGGAAGAAGAGAGGATATTGGGTTAACTTTTGAGGAAGAGACTCATAAGTACACAATGAATGATGGGTTGGGGTTTTCTCGTAGTGATTGGCCTTCAGTGTCGAAGGTAATGAAAATATTCTATGATGAGTTTCCTGCTGATGAGATTGCCGAGAAAAAAGCAAAAGGTGACCCGGTTGAAAAAGCTCGTTTATTAAAAGAGTGGGCGGATGCTGGAACATACTCAACAAATATGGGGTCAAGAACCCATTATTTTTTGGAACAAGAAACTATTAAATTATTTGGTGATTATAAAGATGTTCGACAACCAATATTTGAATGTGACTTTGAACAGATATTGAAGAGTGATAGTATGATTACTGCAGGTAAAGACTTCTTATCAATTATGATTGAGAGAGGTGCGATATTATTAGATACTGAGATTGTATTGGGTGACCCTGACTTAGGTTATACCGGTCAACCCGATAAAGTGTGGGTGATAATGAATAAAGAACAAACTGAGTTTGGTTTGGTGATTACCGATTGGAAGACTAATAAACCTAAAAATTTTGAGGTTAGTTATTTCACTAAACCAATGAAATACCCATTCCAAGCACAACCAAATAACGCATTGGGTCACTATTTCACACAATTGCCATTCTATGGTAAGTTGATTTTGAAAATGTTAGAAGGTACGAAGTATGAGAATATTAAACTGTATGGTTGTATCATTGTTTTAATAAAAGAAGATGGTGAGTATGAAGAATTTAGAATTCCAAGAGAAGTTCAATCAACAATTTTAAATATGGATATGCAACCATACTTGAGTAAGTTAAGAAAATAAATTATAATTAGATATGAATAATGTGATAATTAGTCCTGTATGGTATTATACAACAACTTGGGACACTGTTGGTTTAGGAAAAATAAACGTCAAATATATAATAAAATGAAAATTAGAATGAGTAAAAGTTATTCGGTGTATGAAGTTTACGACACCATTGAGATTAACAAAGAAGATTATCCTGAGTTAGAAGGAATGACTGACGAGGAGGCTGTTGCTTATTTGGATGAAAATAAGTGGGAATTTCCGATTGAAGGTGGTAGTGAAGATTCTTTAGGTTCTGAGTTTGAATTCAATAGAGACATCATTAAAGATAAATATATGAATGAGGAATACTCATTACACTTAATAAAAGAAGATTAGTATGGAATTAAATCAACCAAGAATTGACTTGAAAAAACAACCAACAATTGTTTGTGAAAAGTGTAATAGTATGTACTTCAAGGAAGTCGTATTAATTAAAAAAGTCCCGGCATTAATGACGGGAAGTAAGGAAGATACGTTAGTTCCATTTCCAACATATAGATGTGATGATTGTGGACACGTAAATTCCGAATTTGCATTATTCGACGATGATAATAAAACTAATCTGATTCAATAATGACACATAAAGAATTTTATATTTGGTTAGATGGGTTTCTAACTAACAGATGTTGGACGGTAATCCAACAGAAGGATATTGAATCAATTAAAGATAAAATGAAAGGTGTTAAAGGTGAGTTAGACTTTGACATTGATAAATATAAAGGACATAAATCGTCAAACCCATTTAATCCGATTAACCCAATTATTGATGGGGTTAATGATGATTTTGGTCATCCCCCAAAAATTGTAATGTAATATGAAATTAAAAGAATTTGTAGAAATCGCTTTAATAGGTAAAGAAGATGTATTAAATACACTAACTGATATTGAAAGTTTTGGTGCCTTATACGGTGTTGAATTAGAAAAATATAAGAAAATTATTAAAGAATGTGATGAATTTGCTAAATGTGATTCGTTAGATATTTTACCTATGCCGTTAGTTAAAGGTAAAAATGATAAAATTTACACAACTGAAACTATTAAATTATCCGATTTAATGGAATTTAAGGGTAGATGTTATTTATTATCGTTATCTTTAACACCTGAAATGTATGACCCAACACAGTTAATTAAACCTGTTAAGAATGGAGCGGCAATTGGTCCTGTTATGTATGACCCATTAACTTTTGAACCAAGAAAACATATTTTATTAACTTGGTCACCTGAAATGGCTCAAGATATGGTCGGTATGAGTAATGAATCAACATTGAGAAATGATATTCATAAGTTATTGGATGATGTATTAGATAATCCTGAAGAATATAAAACTAAAGGTACGAGACATGTTTTGCTTAGAGGATTATTTGAGGTTGTTGATAAAAATGATGGGTCTGAAGTTGTTAGAAATCATTACAATATTGATTTAACCGCAGACAGAGAAGATGTTGGTTATGCGGTTTACTATTTCGAACAAAATGTTGTTAAACCTGGTGAAATTGAGTTGAGGTTAAATAATAAAATTATACCATCACATTTAAAAGATAAATTTATTGATGAGATTGGGACTGACCCTAAGACAATCACTGAGGAATTGATTAACAAGTTTTTAGATATTAATAACGTACCAAGACCATTTGATAATACTAGGTTAAAGGATTTTTTGAAAAAAAATAAAGAAGTTGAGGATAGAATGAGCGACTTTGAAAAAAATGATAAAAAGATAAAGAATATGATTCGTAAAACCCAAATGAATAGAAACTTATGATTAAAAAGTTAGTACATTTTTCAGACCTACACATTAGGTTATTTAAAGACCACGATTTATACCGTTCAATATTGAACGATATGTTTGACCGATTCAGAGAAATCAAACCTGATAGAATCGTATTTACAGGTGATTTGGTACATTCTAAAAACCAAATGACACCTGAGTTAATTGAGTTTGTTGCTGAGACATTAACCGAATGTTCTAAGATTGCAAAAACAATTTTGATTATTGGTAACCACGATTTCCTTGAGAATAATATGTCAAGATTGGATGCGTTAACACCTATCATAGATTCATTGAAAAATGAAAACATTGTTTATTTAAAAAATCGTGGAGAATACGAAGATGAAAATGTTGATTGGGTTGTATTCTCATTAATGGACCATAACATCCCCCCTGATATTGAAAAGACGGGTAGAACTAAGATTGGTTTATTCCACGGACCTGTTCAGGGATTAACAACCGACATCGGATATAAATTCGATAGTGGTTTTGAATCTGATAAGTTTGGGGGTTGTGATTTAGTGTTATGTGGTGATATCCACAAACGACAAGTATTCAACATACCTGGTGGTAAGAAAGCTTATATGGTTGGTTCTACTATCCAACAAAATTATGGTGAGACAATTACTAAACACGGATTCGGAATTTATGACGTTGAGAAAGATGATTACAGTTTTGTTGATTTAGATAACCCAAGACCATTCTTATCATTTAAGTTGAGTTCTTATGATGACATTGAAAGTGGTAGTGAAAAACTAGCGAATGCTTAACATAAATTCGAAATATGAAAATGACATCCTACAGTATTGTAAAATAAACAATATTGAGGATGTTAATTTATTTGTAACACAATGTTTCAAACAAGGTTTTGATATAAAGAAATACGGATTTTTGGGAAATTCACTTAATGAAGGTGAAAAACACTTAAAAACTGAGGTAATTGTTGAAAAACGTGTAGAAATCCCTGTTGAAGTAATAAAGGAAGTTGAGAAAATAATTGAAGTTCCTATTGAAGTAAAAGTTATTGAATATGTGGATAGAGAAGTTATTAAGGAAGTTCCTATCGAAAAAATCGTCACAAAAATAGAATATATTAGTGACAAAACATCTGAGAATGAACTGTTGTTAAAAATACAACAGTTGGATGAAACCATTTTCCACTTAAATGAAGATTTGGAGTCTGAAAGGCAAGAATTTTCCATTAAAACTAAAGAAATGGGAAATATTTTCCAAGATGAAATGTCTAACAAGGATAAAATATTAGACGAACTTAGACGTGATTTAGACGAACTAAGTAATAAAAACGAAAATGTTGAAGTTATCAAAGAGGTTACTGTTGACAATTCAAAACAAAAAATGTTAGAATCGACGATATTGAATTTAAGAAAAGAATTATCGTTGAAAAACTCATTAATTGATGAGTTAATTTTAAAAAATAAACAATTGGAATCTAATATTCAGCAACCTGCGGTTTATTTAAAAGGTTCCAATATATCAGAAAAAATGTAATTATGGAAATTTTTATTTGGGTATTAATGGCTTATGGTATGAGTAACATACTAGTTTATGGGTCAATATTTAATTGGTTAAGAAATGGTCTTAAAAGTTGGGGTGATAATCCTTTTATGCCATTTCAGGGTATTGGTGGTTTTTTTGCCGATTTATTGTCTTGTATGATGTGTACAAGTACTTGGGTTGGTTTCTTTATTGGGTTGGCGGTGTATTCACCAACTAACTTACACTTAGGATGTAATAACCACGTATCTTGGTTCTTTGATGGGTTATTTGCGTCAGGATGTGTATGGGCGATTAATTCTATTGTTGAATGGTTTGAGGAAAATAGACCTTCAAAATAATTTGACTATTGAGATTAAATTCTCTAATATTATTAAAACAATTTAAATTTAGAATAATGGGTAAAAAAGCAAAAGAACACAGAAAAAAAGTTGAGAAACGTAACGCTCGTTTAAAACAAGAAAAAAACATCTTTGATAAAGCGTATAAATCTGCTATGGAAGCTAAAATGGCTGAATTAAAAGATAAATTCGCTAACTTATCTGATGAAGAAGTTAATATCGCGTTAAATAACGAAATTGTTGAAGTAACTGACTTTGAACCAACTACTGAAACAGAAACTGAAACTGCAAACTAATATGAGTGTTGATTTAACTAAGTTCGATAATCCTTACGTACAAGTAGTTTGGGAGGATTATGCTGAGAACTTTACACAAGAGAAAATTAAGAGTGTTAAACATTATTTCCAACAAAAGTATTCGACAACGAATATCAATGTAATTACCAAAACTAAAGTTAGTAAGGAAACAACACATAATGTTGACATTTCTTTTAATATCTTGGATAAAAATTATCAGTTAACTTTAGTTGAGTCATTCTTAAAATCTAAGTCTAACGAGGGTTACTACGATAAAATCTATGAGTTAGATAATCAAGTGGATAATAAAATGATAATGAACCAATCTGAGGTAACCCCCTTTAAAAAATGGTTTATTAAAAACATTGAGTTCTCCAACTTCTTATCTTATGGTGAGAACCAACGATTAGATTTTGATAAGTGTGATGGTATTTCAGTAGTGGAATCAAACCCACCTAACTTTGGTGGTAAAACGGTACTTAGTGTCGATTTACTATTCTTTCTATTCTTTAACGAAACGACTAAAACTACTAAGGCAGAAGAAATCTTTAATAGATTTACAGATAAGAATAAGGTATCAGTTAAAGGTGAGATTGTTATTGATGGGGATGATTATATCATTGAGAGAAACATTACTCGTAAATTATCAAAAAGTGGTGATTGGACAGTTAAGACAGAATTAGATTTCTTCAAAAAATTGGCTGATGGGAGTTTACAAAACTTTACAGGTGAACAGAGACGTGAAACTGAAGCGTTTATTAAAACTTCCATCGGTACAAAAGAAGATTTTTTGATGACAATCTTAACTACCGCAACAAACCTTGAAGAGTTAATTGATTCTAAACCAACTGCTCGTGGTCAGGTCTTGTCTCGATTTATGGGTCTTGATTTCCTTAAAAGAAAAGAAGACACAGGGAAAGAATTGTATAGTGAGTTCTCAAAATCAATGATATCGAATGTGTATAATTCGGAATCATTAAAAACTGATATTGAGACTTACAAAACAAATATTCAGACAATGACTGATGAAAATGTTGAGTTACAAAAAACTTTGATTGATATACAAGACCGAATCATTAAAGGTCAAGAATATCGTGATAGTTTGATGCAGAGTAAACACACTGATATTGACCGAGAAATTAGTCAATTATCACCTGAGAAAGTTAATGGTGAAATACTACTATTAACTAGTCAGAAAGGTGGGGTTGAAAAACAGTTGTTGGAATTAAGGGTTGTTGAACCAAGTGAGTTTTATCACGAAGATAAACACGATGAGGTTAAGAATGAGTACAACATTCAATACAAAGAGTCTGTTAGGGTTCAAAGTGAAATTACATCTATCGAAAAATTACAGTCATCGGTAAGTGGGGGTATCATTTGTGAACACTGTGGTATTGATTTAATGAACGCTTCAATTACTCAAGCAAAAATCAATGAACTTGCAGGTTTTATCACGCATAAAGACCAAATTGAGGGGTTAATGACGGTTTTATCAGGCAAAGAGAAAGGTTTTGTTGCTCTTAAAAAAGAGTTTGATGAGTATGAGAAAAATAAGTTAATCAAGGAAAAATACGAACTAACGATTGAGTCTTATGATTTAAAAATCAAAGGATTGAATGACAAGTTACAAAAGTATAATGAGTTACAAGACAAAATTTTGGCGAACGATAAAATCGAGAACCAATTATTGAAGGCAGGTCAACGAATTACTGAATTGGAAACTGAAAAGAATGGTACAAATCGAAAGATTGATGGTAACGTTTACCAAATAGAAACACTTGAAGGTAAGATTACTGATAATCTTAAAAAGATTGAAAAAATTCTTGAGGAATCCGAGAAAGAAAAGATTTATAAATTGTACTTGGAAATTTATGGTAAGAATGGGATTTCAAAACACATTATGAAAACTATGATGCCGTTGATTAACTCGGAGTTACAACGATTACTTGAAGATAGTTCTCATTTCAGATTAGAAGTTAGGATTAACGATAAGAATGAGGTTGAATTTATTATGGTTGATAATAATACTCAGGTTGAGAAGAATATCGCGTCAGGTTCAGGTTATGAACGTACTATTGCATCCTTAGCGTTGAGAGCGGTGTTGAGTAAAATTTGTTCACTACCTAAACCAAATATTATTGTCTTTGATGAGGTGTTTGGTAAAATATCTAACGATAACTTAGATATGGTTTCAGAGTTCTTTACTAAGATTAAAGAATACTTTGAGAAGATATTTGTTATTACGCACAATCCAATGGTTACAAATTGGGCGGATAATGTTGTTAAAGTTAGGAAAGAAGAAAATATTAGTTATGTTACCCAATAATTTGTTGGATTCGATTTTTTAGTTATCTTTGTTAAAAATAGTAGTTATGAAACCTAAGAATATGAAATTTAAGTTTATCTTATTTTTGTTTGTTAAGAGTAAAAATCAAGATAATTACGTTACTGAAATAGCGGAAGAAATTGCTATTTTAACAAAGAGTTCTAACATTAGATTCTATTATGGGCCTGAGGCTTCGGTGTTTACGTTTTCAACAGATGAAACATTGAAATCAGTTCAAGAATTTATGGATATAATATTAAGTGAAGATAAACCTGTTTACTTTTTATTACCATATGAACCTGACAACTTGTCATTTGGGTTACCAAGTGATATATCATCACACTTATTTGGTGACACAACCCCTGACAAAAAGTCAGACTTTAATTTTACGGAACGAAAATTGAGTGACTTTAACTCTATAAGCGAAGAAATGTTTGACGACATTATGAGTTTATATAGTGATGATGAAGATGATGATGAAATCTCTAAACTAATTAGAAAAACTAAGGAGATTAAAGTTAGTGATGTTGTGAGTGAAGATGTATTTAATTCAATTTTGGATAAAATAAGTACTCAAGGTAGAGCGTCATTAACAGAAAAAGAAGTATCTTTGTTAAACAAGTATTCAAACCAAATTAAATAATATGATGAAGGACAAAAATTCGGCAATTCCAATCAACCAAGACGAGATTCAAGTTTACTTGAAAGATATCCGTAAGATTAAAGTAATGACACCTGATAGAGAAAAAGAACTCTCTGAAATGATATCGAAAGGTGGTTTGTCTGATAAACAAATTCGTAACATCGAACAAGAACTTGTTGAAGGTAACTTACGTTTTGTTATCACGGTCGCTAAACAATATCAAAACCAAGGATTACCATTACCTGATTTGATTAATGAGGGTAACTTTGGGTTACTAAAGGCTATCCGTAACTTTGATTGGTCAAAGAATTTAAGATTTATATCATATGCGGTGTGGTGGGTTAGACAATCTATATTACAATCACTAAATGATAACGCAAGAACTATCCGACTACCTGTTAATGTTGTTCAGGACTTGTATAAGGCGAAGAAAGAAATTGAAACGTCAGGTGGTAATTTAAGTGATAAATTCCAAAATCTACCATCAATAATTGATTTAGATATGAATATCAACGATGAGGGTGATACATTAATCGACATCATTAAAAACGAGGGAGCTGAGATGCCTGACGAGGTTTTCAATGGTCAAGATATTCTAAAAACAAAGTTAATTGGTTTGTTAGATATCTTAGATGAACGTGAAAAAGTCATCATCGAAGATTATTTTGGATTGACAGGTACGTGTCGAACGTTAGAAGATATTGGTACTGATTTTAACCTAACTAAAGAACGTGTTAGACAAATAAAAGAAAAAGCGTTGAGGAAACTCAGAAATGAAAGCTCGGTCTTATTTGACTATATGTAAAAAAAAAGAAACCTTCTATTTATTATGATAGAAGGTTTTTTACATTTATAATGACTAAAATTAAAATTATGGGAAAAATTAATGACTTTATTACAAAACATTATCAAAAAATAGTATTCATCTTATTGTTTGCTATTTTCTTAAACACTTGTGGTAACCCCACAAAATCCGTGAATAAACGTATTGATGTTTTATCTGAAAAAATTGACTCTTTAGAGGTGATTACGGTGACTAAAACTGATTTAACTATCGAAGGGTTGAAATCTGAAAAAAGAATGATTCAATCAACTGATAGAAAGATGTTGGATGTTACGAGACAAACTGAGATTGATAAAGAGATTGAAACTTTAACAAAATAATGAAAAATATTTGGAATTGGATTAAGGACAACCCTATTAGGTTTATGTTCTTAATCCCTATTTTATTGGTTGCGGTTATATCAATATCACACGTTGTGTCTTGGTATGATTTGGCAAACCCATTGAGTTGGGCGGTTTACTTATCAATTGCGATTGAGGTAGGTGCGATGGTTGCATTAGTTGCTGCCACAAATAAGATTAAAGGTGGGGTTTGGTTTATGTTCGGATTGGTAACATTTATTCAAATGGTAGGTAATATCTTTTTCTCATTTAAAGAAGTTGATACTGACGGAGCGTTATTCAAATCTTGGATTGAGTTAACGGCCCCTGTTTGGGAAGTATTAGGTTCAGACCCGGCAGATTTAACGGCGATGAAACGTTGGTTAGCATTTTTAGAGGGTGGGTTATTACCGATTATTTCATTAACATCGTTACACTTTTTCGTTAAATTTGACGATAATAAACCTAAAGTTGAAACTATCGAAGAACCTAAAATTGAAGGTCCTACGGAAGATGAAGATGGTGGGTTAATGTCTGATTCTGTGATAAACCCTACTTATGAGATTACTAAAGAAGTTTATGAATCTAATGAGAAACAAGTTGTTTTTGATGAGGAAACAGGTGAGGTTGAATTACCTGAAGAAGAATTACCAATAGAAACTGAAGTTTATATAACTGAAACAACAACATTACCTATTATTGAAACATTTGCGAGTGAAGAAGAATATCTTGATTTACAGGAAAGTCATTCACCTGTAAATGAACCTGTAAATGAACCTGTAAATGATACTGTAAATGATACTGTAAATGATACTGTAACTGAGGGAGCAACTGAGGGAATAACTGAGGGAATAACTGAGGGAGTAAATGAGGGAGTAAATGAGGGAGTAAATGAGGGTGTAAATGAAATTATTGAAGTACAACCTATGGAATTTCCTGACGGTACGAGTATTTTATCATCAATGGATGAAGTTTATGAAGAACCAATAATTGAAACTACTGAAACTATTAGTGATGATGTTAGAGAAATATTAGAGGAAATTGGTGATGAAGTTTATACTACAACCACAACAACTCTTTATGACGAATACGTTAAAAGACTTAGTTATGTGAAACAATCTTAACACATAGGATAAAAGTTTAATATATGTGTCAATGGTTGATGTTCAAAAATATGGAAAATTTAAAGGTACGGGAAAACAAAAGAAAAAACATCAAATTATTCTTACCCATACCTCAAGAAATATAAATGATTATCTACAATCATTAAAATACCGTTACAACGGTGAATACGATAAAATCCCCCATTATGTGGTAACACGAGAGGGGGTTATTTTACAATTACTAACCAATTCTGAGTATAGTAATTATTTCCCTGAAACTAAAATAAATCAGGGGTCAATCATAATTTGTTTAGAAAATTTAGGTTGGATTCAAAAAGAACCCTTAAAAGATTATTACGTTAACTGGATTGGTGATATTTATAAAGGAGTGGTATTTGAGAGAAAATGGCGTGACTATTATTTTTGGCAACCATACACTGAGACACAAATAGAAAAGTTGGTTCAATTATGTAAACAATTATTCGATGAAACCTCAGTCGATTCTCAAATTATCGGTCATAATACTAAAATAAAGGATTTTCAAAAACAGGGGGGTGTGATAACCAGAAGTAATTACGATGTTGATTTTACTGATGTTAGTCCGGCTTTCAGTTTTGATAGTTTTACAAAAAAAATAGAAAATGGGTAATTCACACGATGAAATTAAAAGATTGTTAAAGGCTTCAAGGTCATTATTAACAACTACAAAACTAAATGAAGATATTAATAATATCAGAACCCAATATGGATTAATATCCGAACAAGAAAATATTACTTCAAAATTTAATCTTGGTAAATCAATTGAGGATGATATTGAAGATGATGAGTACGAAACTGCTGAAACTTCAGATGAAGAAGATGGAGAAAAAGAGGAAAGTAAAGACGATAAAAAACAAGCTTACAGAATTTCGGGGGGTGTGCTGGTTTTACACGGAAAAGACCAAACAGAGTTAGAATTAACTACTGATGAAAAAATTGCGTTCCAAGAAACTATGGATGAATTTATTGCTGAGGTATCTGACTTAGTTGACTTCAATAAATTAAATGTCTATTCGAAAAATGTTGAATGGTCAGGAAAAATTATTGATTACGGGGTTGAATTCTATTATTCAATCGGTGAAGAGAACGGAGTTTATATCGAAGGTGATATGATGAAATGTGATGATGAATTTTTGGTGTTCTTAAATAAATTGAAAGTTTATTATGAAAAATTTAAATCTAAATGGTCTAAAGTAATGGGCTCAAGAAAGAAAACAATTAAAACTGAAGAATGAAAACAATCTTAAAATATATTGATTTAAAAGTGGTGGTAATAATAGGTCTTATTATTACCATTTTGTGTTTAAGGTCTTGTGAGGTAAATACTGGCAAAATCACTTATGTTGGTGGTAAACCTTACGAAGTAATTAAACACACTGTGGATACTGTTTATGTACCAACAATCCAAACCGTTTATAAGAAAGGTGAGACCATATATAAGGAGATTCCGATTTATGTTGAATTACCGGGTCGTATCGACACCGTTGAGGTAATCCGTGATTATTATAGTAAAGTGGTGTATAAAGACACTTTAAAATTAAAAGATAGTTTAGGTTATATAGCTTTAACAGATACGATATTCCGAAATAATATATTGGGTCGAGTATGGGATTCACATATTAATAAAATGAAGATTAATGATGTTTTAATTGTTAAAGAACTACCTAAGAATCAATTTTATTTGGGAGGACAATTAGGATTGAATAATCAAACGGGATTTACTTCAATAGGACCATCAGTATTGATGAAAACTAAGAAAGATAAAGTATTCTCAGTTGGTGTTGGTTTAGGTCCTAATAAGACAATTCAATATCAAGGGGGTATTTATATTAAACTATGGTAGTATGGCATTAACGGCGAGTGATAAGAAAGAAATCGAAGTAATAATTCGAAAAGAAATCAAGGATTTTGTGGGGAGTACCACAATGAAACAATTTGAGGACAAATTATTGACTCTAATTGCTAATGAAATAAATCGTGGAAAAATCCACGGAAATGTTAAAGAGGTTGTGTTGAGAGTTTTTAGAGAGTTTTACAATTATATGTGGACTCAAAGAAGTTCTTGGGAACCAAGATTAAGAAACGCATAATATGAATATAGCTGACCAAATAAAAAGTAAATTTAATGAAATCTCAGCCGGTCAATTAGGTGGTATTGAAGGTGCTATGGTATCAGGTGAGATTAATAGAAAGTTATCATCAACAGATATGACTGAAGAAGAAGATTGTGAGACTTGTGATAAAACAGAAACTAAAGAAACCACAGGTTCGGGAAGTGCGGGAGGATATTCGGCACCATTGTTTAGTAAAGTTGAAGCTAACGAAACAACAAGTTCCTCATCTGTTGGAATGTATGACGCACCTGGGTTTGAAGATGTTAAAATGAAAGGTAATCATACTCGTGGTTCAGGTAGGTCTTATAAGAAAACACAAATACCTGGTGGTAAATTTGTTGAGGTTAAAGCTAAATGTAAAAAATTCCCATATTGTAACCAAGGTGATATGAAAGCCTTAAAAATATTTGAGGATAAAAAAATGCAGGACGCGATTAAAAATGTTAGTAAAAAAATGAATATAAGTGAGTCGGTAATTAAAAACATTATTGCTTATGAATATGAAAATAGAAAATCTAAATAAATAAACGAATATTCCATAATATTTATTATAAAAACAAAACAATGAGAAAAAATAATCAAAAAAACATAGATAGTTTAGTTAGTAAAATTTTATCTGAAACGTTGGAGGAAAGAGCGGATAACTTAGTATCAAGATTAAAACATAATGAAGTTAATGAACTTGGTGGTATGGACGATGGTCATCCAAAATTCGGAAGTAAAAACTTTTCAGAAATGTCTTCTGATGAGATAGCTGACTTATTAAAAAATTATAATGATGATGATTCTGATGTCGATTCTGAATTTGATGAGGAAATTAATGAACTTGGTGGTATGGACGACGGACACCCAAGATTCGGACGTAAAAACTTTTCAAAGATGTCGGCTGACGATATTGAAGATTTATTGAAACATTATGGTAATGATGATTCTGATTTTGAAGATGGGGTTGATGAATATTCTGATAATGATTCTGATTTCGAATACGAAGATGATGATTTTGAAAATGAATTAGATGAAAGTGGTTCAGGATTATGTGAATGTGGTAGTGGTCTTTATGAGAATGAATGTAACGAGTGTGGTGGTTCATATGGTATGATGGATGAAGAAGAAGGTTTTGACTCTGAAGAAAATGTTGGTGGTTGTAAAGCCGTTAAAGATACTATTGAAAGTAAAGGTGGTGAAGCTGATGAACTTGATTTGGACTTAATTAAAAGATATAATTGTAAATCATTGAATGAGTCATTAAAAGGTGGTCAAAAGAAATTAGACAAGAATAAAAATAATAAGATTGATGCTGAGGACTTCAAATTGTTAAGGGGTAAAAAAACTGAAACAAAAGAAAGTAAACCTGATTTCTTAGATTTAAATAAGAATGGCGATAAAAAAGAACCTATGAAAAAAGCTGCGAAAGAAGCTAAAAATAAAGGGGGTAAAAAAGAATCTTTGAAGTTATCTGAGTCTGAATTAATTGATTTAATTGAATCAATCGTTAAAGAAGATTTAAAAACAACAGGAGGTAAAGTTAGAGGGTTATCTGAATATGAGAAAGCTCATAAAGGTTCGGGTAAAGAAAATGATGATTACATCAAATCTGTAACTAAAAAAATGAAAGATTATTTAAAAGATGGTTCTAAAGGTGAATACACTGAAAACCCTAACCATTTTCCTAAAAATAACGGACAATTATCTAAAATGACTAAAAAAGGTTATACAATGTCTAAAGACGGTGATGAGTTTTTGGATGATTATATGAGACCTGGTATGGAGAACTTAGATTATGATGAAATTCAACCAAATGAAGATTGGATGGAAGGTAATATCGAAGGTTCATCTAAAACAGGAAATAACCCAAAATGGGCAAATGCTGAAGAAACTGACTTAGGTAAAAAACTTAATAAAAAACGTAAAGATAACAAGTTCGCTAAACTTCGTAATAAGTCATATAACAAAGCAACACAACCTATAACAGACAGACCGGATAATGAATCAGGAAATGGTCTTAACATTAAACTTGAGTCTACTGAAAAGACAACTAAAGTATTAAATGAAGAATTCACTAAAATCCAACATTTGATGGGTTATAGTAGAAAAACTCAATAATTTACTTTAACATAATAAGAATTATAATTTCTCCATAGACATTTATCTATGGAGAATTTTTTTAACTATATAACAAAGCCATTGACACCTGAAGACGTTGACGTTTGGTTTCGAAGTAATAATATTATACCCGAAAAATTGGTATTATATTACGACTTTACACGTTCATTAAATATGTTAATAGTAAAAACATATCTTGGTGAGACCGATAATACCATAGAGACCAAAATCACATTATCAGATGAAGATAATGGGAATCACTTTATTTGGTGTTGGAACCGAACATTAGAGAACTTCAAAAAAGAAAGTATTAACTTTTATCCCGAAGGTGAACATTTAGACTATTTTAAATCATTTTTCGATGATACATTTTATAATCAAAAAAATGAGGAAATTCGAAACGCTATTAATGATTTTTTCACCGATTTATTCGATACTAAAAAACCATTTACTAAATCCGATTTGGATATGATATCCTCTTTGTATAAAGTCTTGGATAAAAATATTGATAAATAAAAATTTCCCCCCACTATTTACATTAGGAGTAATAAAATTAACTTTTAGTATAAATAAAAATAAAACAAAACAACATTTAAAATGGAAACATTAGAACAAATCAAAGCGTTGGCTGAAGAATTATCAGTGGATACAACTAAGTTTTTTGGTGGTAATAAAAGCGCGGGAACAAGAGCTAGACAAACCGCTCAAAAATTGAAAAAACAATTGGACGAGTTAAGAAAAGAAATTTTAGCTGAAAGAAAAACTGAGAAATAATGAACGATATTAATACAATATTTCTATTTGTATTTATTTTTTCAGTAATCACTGTGTTAAGAACAGTGTTTAGGTTTATAGTGTCCCTATTACAATCAACACCACAGAAATTGGTATTAAGTAATAGGGAACTACTTTCCCTAGGATTAACAATAACATATTGTTTAACATACATTATAAAAAATTAATTATGAGTTTATACAAAGAATTTTCAACATTATTTCCATACTTACAATCGGTTAGGAAGTTAAAGAATTATCTAAGTTTCGACCTTAGTATTCCCAATTCTTGGAAACTACCTAAAAAGTATGTTGATGAAGAAAAGATTATGGAACAGGAATCAAAAATTGAAGGACATAGGTTAATATCATTTGTTACTGAAATTAGCGAAGATGCGGTTGAAAAAAATACGGAGAATATTCAAAATATTATTAAGTACAATTTAGACCGAGAAGAAAAAGATAGATTATTCCAAGTGAAAGTTTCGGAATTAAAAACAATTTTTGAAAAACAAAGTTTAGGTAAGTTAAAAAATCTATCATTTGAAATTAGAACCGAAAAAATTGAATTAGAAGATGAAGAAGAGTCAGTTGGAATTACAGGCGAGCTTGTTAGAGAAGGAGAGGAGTAAGATACACCTTGAATTAGAACGTGAGAAGAGACAATTTATCAATCAAATTAAACAAGTTCAAAAAGAAGAAATATTACCTAAAAAACCTGAAAAGTTGTCATTATGGAAGAGAATAATAAAAGTATTGATGGGATAGTTGAAAGACTAGCTTTAATTGTGGAGGCGACTGATTCATTATTTCCTGAAGGGAAGATGGCGGTTGTGTTCCAATTAAATGAGAAAGATTTTAAGAGAGTACAGGACAACTTTAGAGAAGTTGACAGAGGACATAAGCAATTTAAAATTGATATTTCAGGAACAGAATTTATTTTTTTACAGGAAACGTCGTTGACTGACGAAAAAGATAAGATTTAGGAAACCCGTAATTGACTAGTATATTGTATAAGTATTTTCGTTGTGATGACGATGAATCTTTTACAAACATACAGTCAATTTTTTTTTGCCCGATAAAAACTTTAGATAGGTTATCAATAAACCTTAAAGAGTCCTCATCATTTTTAAATGTGAATAGATTAATCACATCATCATTTTGAACAATTATTTTGTTATTAAGTTTTGAAACCATCTTCAACCCAACACCCGATAAATATTGCTTAGTGAATTGTTTAGTGTTAATTTTCTTTTTTGTTGTGTAATCCAAAAATTGTTCATCAATTTTATATGGTAAGACTTTTATAATTGAAAACTCATCATCCTGTAAGTCAACTTTACTTTGCCTACCGAAATCATCTTTAATGTAAATAACTTCCTTATTCGTCCCCTTTTTACCTAATAACGCAATCTCATAGTCAGATTTAAAACCATTCTCGTATTTTTTATCAAAAATAACCTCATCACTCTCCTCGACAAGTTTTTTATAAAACTCATCGGCGTTTTTAAGTGTTATAAATTTCTTGATTATTTTCTTTTTTACTTTATTTTTGAATAATACTATGAGGTAATGATGCTCCATAAATAATAAGTAAAATTAAATACGGATAAGTAAATGAGTCGTGAGAATTATTACGAAATACTAGGTGTTGATGAAAAGGACAATCAAGACACGATTAAAAAAAAATATAGAAAATTAGCCAAAGAACATCACCCTGATAAAGGTGGGGATGAAAACTTATTTAAAAGAATATCTGAAGCGTATGACGTATTGGGGGACGACAATAAACGAGCTCAATATGATAGTCAACGAAATAACCCATTCAGTGGTATGGGTGGTGGTGGATTCAATCCATTTGAACAAATGTTCAATCAGCAAAGACAACAACGACAAGGAGCTCCTGATAAAGTAATTGATATTTTAGTAGGTGCGTTAGAGTCGTTTAATGGTTCTGATAAACACATAACATTCCAAAGGAAACATATGTGTAATGATTGTGGTGGGCAAGGTGGTGATAGACACACTTGTCAACATTGTCACGGTAATGGATTTGTAACTCAAAGAATAGGAACGGGGATGTTTGTACAAATGGTACAATCACATTGTAATGCCTGTAATGGTCAAGGATTTTCCTACACTAGAGTCTGTCATACTTGTCAAGGTTCGACAACTCAGGAGAAAATCGAAACAGTTAGTATTAAATTACCCCACGGAATTGATGATGGTCAGTTTTTGAAATTACAAGGTAAGGGTGATTACTATAAAGGTATTTATGGTAATTTAGTTGTTCGAGTTAGATTAAATCCTGAAAACGATTTTGAGAAGTTTAATAATGATTTAATTTACAATAAATATTTTGATTTGAATGGGTTAAAAAGTGAATCATTTGAGGTTCCACACCCACAAGGTGCATTGTCAATAAAAATGCCACCAACGTTTGATACGTCAAAACCCCTAAGAGTTAAATCCAAGGGGTTCAATGGGGGTGATTTATTTGTTAAGTTATTTGTAAAGTTTGCTCGTTAATTAACGAGCAAACAAATGATAAATGTCTTGAACTATTTTAACAATACCATAACAAGACGTAAATACTACCGAAAACCCAACAACTAAAATTGATACGTTATTTTTACCGATACCTTTATTACCACAAGATTTACAAGACTTCCCATCTTTATCACCAACTTCAGTGATTCTGTTTAACACATCCGCCTCAACAACATTACCTTCAAATTCTTCCATAATTATTAATTTTTTTTTATAAATATAAATACAAATAAACTAATTTCAAGGTTGATTTGGGGAATTATAATAACTATTCTTACATAAAAAAAGTATGCTAAGTTACATCGGAGGGAAAAGTAAGATAGGGAAATGGATTGTTCCATTTATCCCAAATGACATTGAAACATATGTCGAACCATTTAGTGGTATGTTTTGGGTATTCTACAATATGGACCTAAAAAAATACCCCAACTTAACCAAGGTTGTTTACAATGATTTTAATCCATTGAATTATAATCTGTTTAAATGTTTACAGAACCCAACAGAATTGTTGAATGCGATTAATTCATTTGAATGCCAGCAAGTGGGGGTTGAAGTTACTCCACCTCATCTAAAAGAATTATTTAACAGGTTTCAGGCTGAAATATTTGCGGAGAATTTCAGCGTAACCCCTGGTGATTATCAGACTGCGGCAAAATATGTATATGTTATAACTCAAGTATTTTCAGGGTCAAAACCTGAAAAGAGTTCGTATATCGACCTTAAAGGTAAGTACAAATCAAAATACTTAACATTCCGTGATAAGTTATCTAAACCTGATTGGTTGGAGCACTTCTTAAAAATTACTGAGGTTGAGAATATGGATTTTGCTGATGTTATTACTAAATATGATGGACCTAAAACGTACTTCTATACTGACCCACCATATTGGAAGACTGAGAACTATTACTCTAATCACGATTTTGATAGAGAAGACCACGAAAGGTTAGCGAATGTTTTAAAAGATATGAAGGGTAAATTTTCATTATCTTATTATGATTTCCCATTATTATCTGAGTGGTTCCCAAAGGATGAATACGTTTGGGAAAGTAAGTTATTCGCTAAAGCAGCCGCGGCTAAGAAAGGTAAAACTCAAAGTATGGGGGAAGAATTGTTAGTGATGAATTATAGTATTTAATAGTTATTTTAAAAATTATGACTATTTTTGAAAACTGAAATATTTATTAATAAAAATAAAATTATGAGAATAACTTCATTACTTTCAAACTTAATTGTTGAACAATCAAGATTTCAAGTATTATACGATAAATTGGTAAAACCAGTACCAAGTAACGACCCTACTAAAAAAGCCAAAGGAGCCCTACCTTTCGAGATATTAAAACAAGTGATTTTTGCTGACCCTACAGTCCAAATGCCTGAGAACTTTGATGTTGAAGGTGCGTCTGTTGAGGATATGGAGAAAGTAAAGGTTGGTAAATTTACTCAATGGTTACTTAAAAGTTTGGTTAAACCTTCCAACGAAGAACTAGCGGAAATTGGTGATATTGAAGGTCTTGACCCAAAATCACCTGAATATAAGGCGATTGTTAAAGAATTCCGTAGACGATACCTTGAGGATTTATTTAAACTAAATGACTTACTTAAAAAGTTTGAATCATATAAAGCACATATCCCACAGGAAAGTCGTGACATTAATAAGTTAACACCAATGTCGTTAACTAGAGTTATCACATCAATTCCTGAAGATGTTGTTGCTAAGAAAAATAAAGAAAGTTTAAAGAAAGACATTCGAAAAGAACGTGAAGGTTATTCACATCCAGGTGCTGAGGTTATGAAAGTTGGTAGTGACTATACTTTAATTAAAATTGAAGGAACAGGTGACTTACAACGTGAGGCGGCATCTTGGTATGGTGGTTATTATGATTACCAAAATGGTGAGTCACATTGGTGTACTTCACCTCCGGGTTCAAACTACTTTATGACTTACGCTAAACAAGGTCCATTATATGTTATCTTGGCAAATGATGATAAAGGTTTGGTTGGTAAAAGAACAGGATTACCTCAAGAAAGGTTCCAATTCCACTTTCCATCTGACCAATTTATGGACAGAATGGACCATAGAGTAAATTTGGTTGAATTGTTAAATGGACCATTGTCTGAATTTAAAGATGAGTTTAAACAAGAATTCGCAAAAGGTTTAGTGTCAAATAACTCAAAAACAGTTGATATTAATTACCCTAACAGTTCAGCGGGTAAATTCGTAGCGTTATACGGGTTTAATGAGTTATTCGAAAGTTTACCATCTGATATTGATAAATTACATATAAACAATACTTCAAAAGAAAACATCGCACTTGATGTTCCTGAAAGTTTAGGTAAGTTTACCGATTTACAATCAATAATGTTCACTAACTTAGTGAAAACATTACCTGATGTATTCGATAGAATGCCAAACTTGTATTTCTTATCATTAACTGAAAACAAACAATTGGAAGCAATTCCTGAAAGTGTTGCAGATGCTGATATGTTGAATTTCTTAGTATTGGTAGATTCAAATCCAAGTGTTAAGATACCTGAAAGACTTAGAGAGAAACTTGAAGAAGATGCTCCTATGTTCTTCACTGTAATGTAATTATAATTAAAACAAAATATATGATGAAGAATGTTGATGTTGATATTTATTTAAATCATTTTAAAACGTTTTTTGATAAAAACCCTAATGATTTAACCGAGTTACTTGGTGATGTGTTGGTAAACGATTTCTATAACAAAGTTGAAGAGCAATGTTATAAGAATCTTGAGAAAGGTGAAGATATTTCAGTGACACGACAACAATTGATTGAAATCGTAGTTGAACTTAAAAGTGGGGAAATACCACCTGAAGAAGTTAAACGAATCAACAAACTATTCCAAAAAACAAAATACGGTTCATTTTGTTTGAACTAAAATAATCCCCCAAAAAAATTGGGGGATTTTTTTTTTGAAGTTATGGTGCCAATTCAAAAAAGTGTGTATCTTTGTTAAACCAAAACGATAAAGATATGAGAAACGCGATTATGACCTTAGACCAAGTTAAAGAAGTAGCACCATCTGTATTCGCTACAAGTCCATCACCAAAAGTATCTAACAGATACACATTCGTTCCAACAGTGGATATCGTAGAGAACTTCCAAAGAGAGGGGTGGGAGATTGCGAGTGTAAAACAAACAGGGAAAGGTGTCCACGGATTACACGAAATCAAGTTCCGTAATGGTGAATTACCAAACGTTGGTGACACATTGATTGAAGCGATAGTGTCTAACTCACACAATGGTATGGCGACGTTAAACATTAAGGCGGGTTTACACCGATTAGTATGTGCTAACGGATTAACAGTACCTACGGCGTTATCTGAGGCTTTCAGAGTAAGACATACAGGTTTCGAGTTAGAAGATGTTAAACGATTGACTGAGGACTTCTCAAAAAGACTACCAATCATCGAAGGTTCAGTTAACCGAATGATGGGGAGAGAGTTGACGACTGACGAGAAGATTGACTTCGTTAGAAAATCTGCGGAGGTTCGTTGGAAAACAGGTTCAGTACCGGCAACTTTAGACTACGAAGAAATCTTGAATCCATTGAGGGACGAGGATAAAGGAGACTCACTTTGGCAAGTATTCAACGTGGTTCAGGAGAAGTGGGTTAGAGGTGGTATTCAATACAAATCTAACAGTGGTCGTAAAACTAAACTTAGAACGTTGAACGACATCTTAAATACTAACCGAATCAACACCAAACTTTGGGACTTGGCTGAGGAAATGTTTTAATACGACGGGGGTGAAAATCCCCCTTTTTTTTATATCTTTACACTATGGAAAAAATATATGAATATATTGTTGGTAACTACAATACGGATTTCTATTGTAACTTCAACTCATTGGAACCAAAAAAAGTAAAAAACGAAAGTCTTTTTGGTGAGGATTGGGAGTATACGGCTAAGAGTATTGGTACTGCGAAACATCCCCATTTTGAATATGATGAAACTAAAAAATCATCTAAGGATGAAAAAACGTTTGAAGAGAATTATGCCAACCCATTATGTGGGGTCCGACACGCAAGACGAATTATATCCGTGGAAAGGACTGATACTAAAGTTTCCATTAAGTTGTTTCTATATGAAAGGATAAGAAAACCTGGTAAACCATATTTTATTAAATCAACGGGGTTATATTTCGTAACCTACAATTATAAAACAAATTCATTATATAATGGGTCGTTAATTAATTACCATTTAAAACGAAAGTGTAAAAAGACACTCAGAAGGTCAGGATTGTGGGAAGACCCTATTGAGACAATTACGGAAAAGATTAAGAATTTTTTCACTAACCTGTCTTTTTGGGATACAATGACTGAAGTACCTAATTTTGATATTGACAAGCCGATTATTGAATTTATTAATTCGATACCTGGTATTAAAGAGTATGACGAGGAACCTAAATACTCGTTGTATAAACACTTTTTAATTACGAGTGGGGTCAAACTACCTAACAATTGGAAACCACTCATTGAGGTCTACCCACAACCAAAAAAACCTGATTATAAAAAGGTGGGGTACAAGTATGTCGATGCGTTTATGAACCTTCAAGATATGAAAGGTGATAAACTAAAACGTGTATTACATACAATTGAAAGATTTAATGTGACGGCATATAGATGGGGTGCAAAGTTCTTCGGTACTGATTTTCTTGTGTCAAAACCTGATAGTGAGTTGAAGATGATAATTGAAAGTGGTGCGTATTTTGCTGATGATAGTATGAATGTCCCGTTCACAAAAAGTGAACTGAATAACATATATCAAATATTTCTTTTGGTGTGTTCGGGAGTTCTTGATTATAGTACAATCGTTGACCACATTAATTTCAGAGCGAGATTGGAAAAATTACAACCGGTTAAATGGAAATCAAAAACACTAAATGGGTTTATTGATGAACACGATGAGTGGTCCAAACTTATTTCAAGTTATACTAATGGGGTAACAACAAGACGATATAGTCGAGAATTCCAAGGTTCAGTGGAAAGACCAATATCATTTAATGGTGATGTTTATTACCCTGTGTTATTGTCAACAACAGATGATTATAACAATGAGTCGTCAGTTCAAACCAACTGTGTTAGAACTTATATTAATCGACCTGATTGTTTCATCATATCTCTTAGAAAGGGTGGGTTTGATAGTGATGAACGATTAACAAATGAATTCGCATTAACGGTTGTTAAAGATGAATTAAAAATTAAAAGAGTTCAGACTAAAGCGAAAAGAAATAGTCAACCTGATATTAGTTGGTCAGGGGTTTTAGAGGTGTTAGATGAGCGAGTTGCTTATTTACACACACAAAAACTATTCACATTACCTCAAAAAGACGTGGAATTTAAGTTGGGTATGGGAACTCACTCTGAAGCTATTGTTTACAATAATGGGGATTATTCTACCATTATATGGGATGAAAAATTAGAAGAAATGGAATTAAATAAATTTACATTTTTTCCCGAACACGATTTTGATGATTTACCACTATAAAGATTAAACTATGATACCAAAACATTGTATAGAATTATTTAAAGCTAAATATGAATCATATCCATCATATACCAAAGTATTAATGGATTCTAATATGTTTAAAAAATTAGTAAACCGAAGTGAATTACTTTGGTGTAGTCATTCGATTAGAGATAATGAGGATAATGTGTTAGCGTCATTACATTCTTTTCACGAGTCAGGTATTTATATTTACTTGGACACTGAACTTCAGGGTTCGATTTATGAGAATGTTGTGTACTTTATGTATCAGGCAGATAAAAAACATATTGCAGATTTTACAATAAACCAAATAATAAAACAAAAGAAAAATGGAAATAAATAGTATTGAATTACAAGAGAAGATTAAAAAAGGTGATAAACTTGTTGTTGATTTCTTTGCAGAATGGTGTGGTCCGTGTAAGATGATGAAACCTATCTTTGAAAGAGTTGGAGCGGATGCGATTAGTAATAACTCGTTAGTTTCTTATTACACATTTAATGTTGAATCTGATAAGGAATTTGCAGCATCATTAGGAATTAGAAGTATTCCAACTGTTAAATCATTCTCAGAAGGTCGTGAAATCACAACACAAACAGGGTTGTTACAAGAAACTCAATTGAGAAACTTAGAAAATATATTAATCAATGGATAAATTAGTGATTGTTTATACGATGAACGGTTGTCCATTCTGTGAAATGATGAAAGAACAACTTAAAGAATCAAATATCGAATTCTATGAAAGAGATATTGACGAACATAAAGATGAATATGATATGTTTGTTGAGATTACTGAAAATGATTATGTTCCGGCATTTATGATTGTCGAATCACCTGGTGAAGAACCCAAATCATTACTCTTCGCACCTGAAAGAGATTTCAATGAGATATCGGAAGGTATTGATATAATTAAAAAACATTTATTGGTATAAAAAAAACCCCATTTTTAACGAATGGGGTTTTTTGGTTAAAATATAACACAATCATTGGTTCGGTCTTTAACTAACCAAGGTTTATTATCGAATGGGAGAAGAATATCATCTAAAAAGTCATAACCCTCCAACCTCTCATTAAAAGTCGTTAAATCGAAGTCAAATACGTCTAAAACCATTGATTTAACGAAACCGTCGTTATACATTGAATTGGATTTAATGTCTATCATAAAATCTTCATCCTCGTCAAGTCTCGTGGAAATTTTAAAAGAAAGTTTTTGTGATACAATTGGGTTCATTATGTTGTGAGCGATATACTCGGAATAGTAATAATGTGAACGACCCATATTCAAACTATAACCGTGTGGAAATTCTGAACTAATACTTAATGGGGGGTAAACGAAATTGGTTAATTCGTCAATATCGTCATTGGAGAAATTTACCTCATATAGTAAATCATTTGTGATTGAAAGAGAATTATCTAAACCTGCGTGTTGAATAATAAAGTTAGTGTAGGTTGGTCTTGATGTGTTATAGAAGTCAAACCAAAATGTGTCTTTCTTATTTAGGTCAACATCGTAGACAAGTAAATCAATAAGGTTAAATTCCCCATACCCTAAGTCTTCAAGGGTTTCTTTGTATTCACTGATGAATGATGTTTTAATGGTGTTTAGTTCTAATAAGGTTTCTAATGATGTCATCCCATTAACTAAAACAAATTTACCACAATCGGTAACTTCAATGACAGAATCGTAATCACCTTTTTTGTTAATCTCTTTTAAAATATAGTCGGCTAATAGGTTGACAACACCTCGATTTAAATTTGGATTTATGTATTTCATATTAATTGTTTTTATAATTAATATCGAAATTTAGTAACACTTTAAATAGTTTAAACAAAAAAAGGGAGTTAACAACCCCCTTTATACAATAAGTTTTAGCCCATTACCTTTTTGTGTAATACTTCTCAACTACTTTTTTAATCGACTCTTGAATAGATTGATTATTGGTTTTTTGACCTTCAGGTTGTGAAGGTTGTTGACCTTGTTGAGTTGTAGGTTGTTGTGCTTGGTTTCCTTTGTTTTTACATCCACATCCCATATTAATGTTTTTTATTAAAGTTTATACATAGATAAATATCAACGAAAAGGTTTAATTGTAAAGTTTAATGGACTATTTATTGTAATAATTGATATTTATTGATATGAAAAAAATTAGATTAACTGAAAGTGGTTTGAAAGGGTTTGTTCGTGCGATTGTTGAACAAGTTGAAGGTGAATATTACCATATGGAACCTGGCCAATTTTTAACGATGTTAACTGCCGGTGTTAACCGAATGGATATAGTAACTAAATTAAAACGATTCCAAGGGAAACTTGTGTGGATTGATGGTGATTTGGATTTGTCATCAAAACCTATCACAACTTTAGGTAATCTTGCCGGTGTTTCGGGTGATTTAAAATTGGCGAGTTGTAAAAATCTTAAAGATTTGGGTAAATTAAAATATGTTGAGGGTAAGTTGGACATATCATATTCAAGGGTATCATCAGTAGATGGTGTTGAATTTGGGTCAATATCAGCATACGATTCTGAGTTAGAAAATAAAAAAATACGTCAGGAATATAACGCAAAATTTGCCGAAATGCAAGCCGATAGAGAAGAAGGGACATTTGATGACCTTAATAGTAGTGAAGAGGCGGCAAAACGATGGGCATTATTAGAATATCTTTCAAATAACGATAGTTCTGTAATGATTAAGACCGATGAGGTCAAAGAAGAATACGATGAGTTAAAACGACGATTAGAACTATTACAAGACCGATACAATGAAACTGATGATGACGAAACTGTTGATTCATTACAAGATGAAATTGATGAGGTAGAATCTAGAATTGAAGAAATTGAATCCGAATATTATGACGTTTATGATATTGTTGATTATGGATATAACTCATTTATTGTTCGTGATTTAGGTGGTTTCCGTAATCCTAACGAATATTCTGTTATGACAACTGATGAAGCTGATAAAGCGTTAGATGATTATTGGGATAATTACATTGATGATGTAGGGTATGAAAATTTTAGTAAGGACACACTTGAACGTCATATTGATGGTGATGATGTTGCTGATGATTTTAAAGATTATTATTATGATGATATTAGTAGTGAACCTCAAGCATATTTTGATTTAAATAACTTAGATTATACCGATGACCAAGAACGTGAAATCGCGACTTTACAAGCGTATATTGATGAGTTAGATGTGTACATATCTGAGTTGGAAGAAAAACAATCATCATTAGAGGATGAGATTCCTATTGATAGTGACGAGTATTCACCGGCTTATGATGAGATTCAAAATTTAATTGAAAGAGCTGAAGAAAAGAAAGACGAAACTCAAGAAAAAATTGATGAGATTGAACCTGAAGTTAGTGAAGATATGATTGAGTCTGAGGTTGAAGATAAATTAGCTGAAATTAGACGAGACCCTTTAGGGTTTTTGCAAGATATGGGTTATGATAGTAAAACCATATTTAGATATGTTGATGAAAAATCACTTAAAGAAGAATTAATAAGTAATGGTGATTATGGTGATTTGAATAGTTATGATGGTAGTTATGATGAGATTAATGTCGACGGTACTTACTATGTTGTTATGAGAACTAATTGATGTTTAATAGTTTTCAATTATATTTCAGTTAAAAGATTAACAAATGGCTAAAAGCAAAAAATACAACTTTATAATGGAAACCGATTGGTTATTCCAAGGAATCATAGATGCTGAACAAAAACAATACGTATTACTAGACTACTTTCAAAAATTAAACAAATATTTTGAGGAACTAAAAGTTTACCCAATGTTTATTGAATTGTCATTACATTTGGGTAATATGCAAACATTATCGACACAGAATAAGATATTATATACCGAGAAGACTTTTAAAACACCTGATGATGAATTATTGTTATCGGATTTAAAACTCAAAGACATACCGGTATTGACTGATGAAGAATTGACTGAATACAAAAAAATTGTTGAATATTGTCAACCACAAATCCACGACTATTTTAATTTTGCGAAATCATTATGGTCTGTAGTATTTGATTCAATTAAAGTTAAACCAAAATTGAATAAATCCAACTTACATAACAAAATTGGGTTCTTTTATTATAATGATGGGAGTATTACTTATGTATGGAGATATGTTACCAAAAAGGTTTATAAGGTAAAAAATCAAGAAAGAACCGAACTAACATTAATTTTTAAAAATGACTTAAAAGATTTGACCATCTACGACGTTATCCCTAAATTTTCTAAAACATATGAAAAGAATAATGAGTCAGAATCGCCTATCTTTGAAGTAACCTGTAGTAATGAATTCCCATTGGAAGAAACATTGTTACCTATCTTTAAAAGAAAGATTTTGTCGTATATTAATCAAAAAGATATAATTGACACCAAAACCGAATTTGTTAACTAAACCTAATATTATGGAAAAAACTTTAAAACTACTTGAAGCAAAATTAAGATTACCAATCCATATTAATTATATTTCAGAACATATCCTGAAAAAAGATTTGGAAGAAACTCGAATAATCATAAATAATTTGATTTCTGACGGGTTTATAGTTGAAAGTGAAACTTCAAAAGATTATTATAGGGTAAAGTGATAATTTATGGAAAAAGAAATGGTTAATAATCCCGTTCATTATGGGGGAAAAAGTAACCCGTATGAAGCAATCAAAGTTATTGATGCTTGGGAATTAGGATTTTCATTGGGTAATACGGTTAAGTATATCTCAAGAGCGGGAAAAAAAGATAGTGACGCTGAGTTACAAGATTTGAAGAAAGCGTTATGGTATCTTCAACATCATATCGACAATTTAGAAAAAAAACAAACTACATAGTCTACAAAATAAAATAGTCTGAACCTATATTTATATTTAAATAAAAGTTTATAGACTATTTTTAAATGGCTAATCAAAAAGTACCTCAATTACCGGTATTATCCGCAGTGACGGGTGAAGATTTATTCTATGTTGTTGACGTTAGTGATACAACGGATGACCCCACCGGTAGTTCGAAACAAATTACACGAGACGATATATTAACGAATGTCAATCAGATTGAGTTTGATGTTACCGCAACTACAACATCCCAAATAGGTAGTTTAACTTGGGATGCTGGCACAGGTACATTGAATGTTGGTGTTGGTGTTCCAGGTGGGACATTAATTGACTTACAAGTAGGTCAAGAAGAACTTGTTAGAGTTTATAATGAGGAGGCTACTACTTTAGTTAAGGGTGAAATAGTTTATGTTTTTGGTTCTCAAGGTAATAGACCCTCAGTTAAAAGAGCGATAGCGACAGGTGATGGTTATTCAGTAACTACATTAGGTATGGTTACCTCAGACATTACATCAGCCGGGGAAGGTTATGTAACAACATTTGGTATTATAAGTAATTTAAATACTAATGGTTTTAGTGGTGGAACTGCATTATGGTTATCACCAACAGTTGCTGGTGGTTATACATCAACAAAACCACAAGCACCCTATCACACAGTATTAATTGGTTATGTTATTAGACAATCTGCAACAGTGGGTTCCATATTTATTAATATTTCAAATGGTTGGGAATTAGACGAACTACACGACGTTAGAATTACTAATCCTACGGAGGGGGATGTTTTAGTCCGTTCAACATATAATGGGTCACCCGTATGGGTTAACACACCGTCACAATCACCAAGTTTATTTAATTACGGATTGGCTAATGCAATTATGACAGGAAACTTTTTAACATAAAAATAAATAAAAAAATAATATAAAATGGCAAATACATCATTAAATACACAACCAATTTATACGGCATCCGCTGACACACAATGGGTAGGTTCTGTATTGACGGCTAACACAACTAAAGATTTAACATCAGGAACCGCTTATATGGCATTTCACGCATCAACGACAAATGGTGGTTATGTTCAAAGGATGAGGTTCAGAGCGTTAGGGACTAATGTGGCGACAGTTGCAAGAGTATTCATTAATAATGGGGATGTTACAGGAACAACAGAAAATAATACATTGTGGGATGAAATATCATTACCTGCAGTAACACTTTCAGAAACTGCGGCTTTACCTACATATGAATTACCATTAAATTTTGCATTACCTCCGGGTTATAAACTTTTTGTTACAGTAGGAACTGCGGTTGCTGCGGGATATGATGTGACAGTAATTGGTGGTAAATATTAAGGTTATGGAATATATTTTATGTGAATTTGAATATGGGTATGAAGGTCAATTGTACCAAGAAATTAGTAATGGTTCAGTTATTAGATTTACTGACTTAGACGGTAATACTTTAACTCTTGAAGGGAGTTATGGTTATAGAGTAATAAACTCCACACCTGAAAGACCCGTTTGGGCTAATTAATTATGGGTATAGATTATAATCATATAAATGATAATAGTTTAAAAAACCAAGTTTTTTATTTTGCAGGAACTGATGCTTGGCAAACTTGGATTAAACCACCTAATTGTAAATTCGTTAACTTCTTCTTAGTAGGAGGTGGTGCGGGTGGACGTGGTGGGGCGACAGGTGCGGCATCAACACGAAGTGGCGGTAACGGAGGTGGTTCTGCCGCGTATGCTTACATAACCGTTCCCGCTTTTACTTTACCCGATATGTTATATATTCAAGTTGGTGGTGGTGGTATTGGTGGAGCGTCAGGTAATGGTGCTGGTGGTGTTGGAGGTTTAAGTTATGTTTGTTCAATTCCTGATATTTCAACACGTTATAATATATTAATGAAAAGTGGAACATTGGGTGCGGGAACAACATTAACTCAAAATGCTGGAACAATAATTGTCCAAGCGGATATCATATTAGGTCAAGTTGGTTTGGTTTCGGCGTATGCAGGTCAAGCCGGTGGTATAGGTGGGTCATCAAGTACTCCCGCAACTAACGTAACACCATCAGGTATTCCGTTCACAGGTGGTGCGGGTGGTGCGGGTTGTAGTTCGGTTGGAACTTTAGGGGCATCTGCAAGTATTGTGGGTATTTTAGATTTCCCAACGATTTCAGGTGGTACTAACACCGCAGTTCAGAGTGCAACCGCCAATCCGGGTAATAATGGTTATGCGACAAGAGAAAACTTCATCGGACCAAACTTTAAAACACCAATGTTCTTTAGTGGTGGTGCTGGTGGTGGTGCGGCTTCACAAACATTAGGTGTTGGAGGTAAAGGTGGTGATGGTTCATTCGGTTGTGGTGGAGGTGGTGGAGGAGCCGGAGGTAACTCAACCGCAGGAATCGGTGGTCGTGGTGGTGACGGATTCGTTATTGTAACAGTTACTTAAATTATGATAGATATTTTTAATATAGTTGACGGTAGTCAAAACAGACAAGTTTTTTATGCCAATGGAATAAATTCATTCTATAGTTGGATTAAACCTCAAAATTGTCAATTCGTTCATTTCTTCTTAATTGGTGGTGGAGGTGGAGGTGGTGGTGGTCAAGGTGCTGGAACTGCGACCGCTAGACGTGGTGGTGGTAGTGGTGGTTCATCCGCAGGAATGAACGCCTTAGTACCCGCTAGTTACTTACCTGAAATCCTACACATCCAAGTTGGTGGTGGTGGTTCTGCGGGAATTGGTGGGACAACTAACAGTAACGGTGGGGCAGGAACATTATCATATGTTTTGGTAGCTTCTGATACAGGAAAAACCGCATCAAATGTTTTATATCAAAGTGGAACTGCGGCTGCGGGTGGTGGTGCTTCAGGATTAAATGGTGGAACTGCGGGAACTGCGGGAACTCTTTGGAGTGAAACTACAGGTATATTCTCAGAATTTAGTTTAGTACCCGCATTTGATGGTTTGCCAGGTGTTTTAGGTCAAACAACCCCAATACCAAATTCAATCACTATTAGTGGTATAACAACACCGGGTGCTGCGGGTGCGGGAATGAATGGTGGGACTGCTCAAGCGGGAGGTAATGTAAATGCGGGTGGTAATATCCCCACAATGACAGGTGGACCTGCGGGTGGTTCAGCTACTAACACAACACCGGGTGGTAGTGGTAGTGGTGGTTATATGTCATTTAACCCGAACACTAATGGATACTCCACAGAACCTTTAGTTTTCTTAGGAGGTGCGGGTGGTGGTTCATCAGATGGTGGACCTGGTGGACAAGGAGGTCACGGAGCCTATGGTAGTGGTGGAGGTGGCGGTGGAGCCGGAATAACTAACCAAGGTGGTAATGGTGGTAGAGGTGGTGACGGATTAGTCATAATAACATATTGGTAAATAATAATGATAGATATATTTAACTTACCCGGTAAAGAAAATAGTAATCAAGTTTTTAGGGTTAATTCATCAGGAGCAACTGCTTGGCAAACTTGGTCAAAACCAAATAACGCATCTTTCGTTTATATTTTATGTATAGGTGGTGGTGCTGGCGGTGGTGGAGGTCGTGGAAATACTAACAACTCAGGAACAGGAGGTGGTGGAGGTGGTTCTTCAGCATTCGCGGCAGGACTTTTTCCTGCGTCATTATTACCTGACACATTGTTCGTTCAAGTAGGTAGAGGTGGTGTCGGTGGAACAGGTGGTATCGTTAATGGTAATGGTGGAATAGGTGGTAGTGGAGAACATTCTTATGTTTCTGTAATCCCCTCAACGGGAACTACTGCGGTATTAATGAAAAATGGTAATGTCGCCCCAACAGGTGGTGGTGGTGGAACAACATCAGTTAATGGTACTGCAGGGGCTGCGGGAACAATATGGACTTACTCAACTTCATTTATATTTCCTCAGTTAGGTCAAATAAATCCTGTTGCTGGCCAAATCGGAGTTGTTGGTGGTTCAAGTGGTGGTGGTACGGGTAACTCAATTACATTAATATCACCTGTTTCTGCGGGTGCTAGTGGTGGTGGGAACTCTGCGGGTGGTGCAACTGCGAATGGTGGTAACATTACAGGTACAGGTATTATACCAACACTTAGTGGTGGAACCGCAAATTCAGCAACTGTTATTGATGGTGGTCACGGAATGGGAGACCAAGTTGATGGTTCAGGTGGTAATACTGATACGCCATTATTTTACACAGGTGGTGCTGGTGGTGGGTCATCAAGTACTGCGGGTAGAGTTGGTGGATTTGGAGGTGATGGTGGTCACGGTTGTGGTGGTGGTGGAGGTGGTTCCGCACAAAACGCAGCCGGTGGTGCGGGTGGTGACGGTGGTCACGGATTAGTCATTATTACTTGTTGGTAGTTGACATTTCAACTCAAAAAATCTATTATTAAGTATGGAAAATTATATTGGAAAAATTATAAATGGTAGTTGTATTGATGTAATGGCGGATATGCCAATCAATTCAATTGACCTAATTGTTACATCACCCCCATATGGAGTTGGAATTGCTTATGACGTACACGATGATGATATGTACATTGAAGAATACTTAAAGTTTACAACTGAATGGTTAACACAAGCCTATCAAATATTAAAGGATGATGGTAGAATCGCCATCAACATACCATACGAAATAAATAGACAAGATAAAGGGGGTAGAATTTTCTTTTGTTCTGAGATTTATCAGGTTATGAAAAGAATTGGGTATAAGTTCTTTGGTATTGTTGACTTGGAAGAAGATTCACCTCATCGAAGTAAAACGACTGCTTGGGGTAGTTGGATGTCTCCTTCAAGTCCTTATATTTACAATCCAAAGGAATGTGTAATATTAGCTTACAAACACAAACATATTAAAATAGTTAAAGGTGAACCACAATGGAAAGGTGTTCCAACTGAGATAGAACAAGAAGATGGTTCCGTTAAGAAAAAAGTTGTCTATGAAGAGACGGATAAGAAAGAATTTATGGAATTGGTTTTTGGTCAGTGGAAATATTTTGCGGACACAAGGTCATTAACTAAAGCGACATTCTCAATGGACATCCCAACGAAAGCCATTAAAATATTATCATATAAAAACGATGTTATATTAGACCCCTTCGCAGGTTCAGGAACAAGTTTAGTTGCCGCAGAAACCTTGGATAGAAGATGGGTAGGGATAGAATTATCCCCAAATTATGCTGAGATAGCAAGAAATCGAGTTCAAGGGTTTGTTGACCAAAAGAAACAATCTGTAATGGAATTTGAAGAAGGGACTAAATAAGTCCCTTTTTTTTGTTTTTCATAATATTTATTAATAAAAAATAATATGAAAGGTATTGTACTACAAGAATCTGAATTTAACAACAGAGTCAAAGAAATATATCGTGAAGAACAATATAAAGTTTTATCAGAAAAATGGAAAACTTTAAGTAAAAACGAGAGAAAATTTGTTGTTGAATTTTATAAAGCCATCCACCCTGAGAACTCAAAATTGATTAACGAATCTAAATGGTATAACACCGTTGGTGATATTGCCGGTATTTTTGACCCAACGGGTGTTATTGATTTAGCAAATGGTATTAGTTATTGGAAACAAGATGATAAATTATTTGCAATTTTATCTTGGGTATCGGTAATCCCATTATTGGGTGATGTTATTGCAAAACCTGTTGTTGGTCTTTTAAAATTAGGTGGTGATGCCGTTAAAGGTTTTAGATATGCCGCTGCGGGTAAAGACGCATTTAAATTGGCTGAGGCGGCTAAAGCGGCTGGTGGTCCTGTTGCTAAATTTGTTGAGAAATCACCAAGTTGGGGAACTAAATTAGTTGCACTTTTACGTTCATCAGTTGGTAAAATACCATTTCTTAAAAATATTGTTAGTTTGGTTGAGGACTATATTAAGTTATTCACTACCGCTAGTAAAGAAATGAAGGTTGGTTCTAAATTGGCTAAAGGTCTTGGTGCGGCTGAAAAAGAAACTCTTAAAACGACATTTAAAGGGTTTAGAGAATTTGGTAACGTTAATTATAATTATACTAAATTTATCACATCTAAAAATGTTTCTTTATGGAATAAATTTGCCGCAGGAGTTCCTCGTTTATTAGGTGGTAATCCGGCAACAAGAGCTTTAATGAGGAGAACTAAATGGTATCTTGGTTTATTAGATACTTTAGGAATTGTTGATTCAAAAACAACACCTGATGAAGTTTTAAAACAATATCCTGAAGAAATTGAGAAATATAATCAAAGTGAAGAGGGTCAAAAAAATTGGGAAGAAGATTTTGGTGATGGGAATGTTGGTGAAACACCAAATATTGAAGCACCTAAATCACCATCAAATACAAATAAAGTGGACCCATTTAGTTCATTATTAGGGTCTTTATTTAAATAATCTATGAAAAAAAGAGTAATATTAGAATCAGGTCTTAGAGATATTAACGCGATTGCGGATAGATATCAAAAGGCTAAAATATATTTTCACCAAGATTTAGATGGTGTTACAACCGCAATTGCTATGAAAGAATACTTGGCACAATACGGAATCAAAACTGTTGATTGTGAAGTAATCCAATATGGTGATAAAGAATGGTCTATAAAGAAACCTGAAGGTAGTGGTGACGTTATGCCGGTGTTAGTGGATTTTGCTCACGGAAAACCAATGTTTGTTATACATACTGACCACCACGATACTCAAGCGGGTGTTGATGATAAAACATCGACTAACTTTAAAGCGTCACGTTCAAATGTGGAAACTGTATCACAAACAATATCAACTAAAGAGTTATTCCCAAGTGATGACCTTTTATTGATTTCAACAGTTGACTCAGCAAACTTTGCACCACAAGATATTAGTGTTGATGAGGTTATCAATTATTTATTTAAAATAGATAAAGATAAGTCATTACAAAAAAATAAAATGGCGATGGGATTTGTGTGTAACAAATTACTATTGGCGTTCAAAAACAAACCAGGTTTCTTAGAAGAGTTGGTTATGAAATCAACACCTTCATTATTGAATATCTTACATAATATCAAACGTATTATGGTTGAAAAAGGTTTTGCTCCTGTTGAACAATTAAAGAAAAACCAAGAGAACTATATTGAGTCGATGAAAAATCATCCAAACGTAAAAGTATTGGATAATGTTATTGTTCAATATGGTGGTGGTAATATGATGAAACCGGGGTCTTACGATAGATATACCCCATTCAAAAATAATCCTGAAGCTGACTTCATAGTTATTGCTTGGCCATTAGGATTGGTACAAGCGTCTTGTAATCCATACAAAAAAGATAGAGCATTGAAAGGTGTGAACTTAGGGGAGATTAAAGATGAGGTTTTAGCTAAATGGGAATCGCAATTAAAAGATAGACAAATACCTTTATCAACAATTAAATGGGTTTCAGAATCATCAGTTGGTGAGGAGTCAGTTGGGTTTACATTCAAAGACTTTGTTGCACTATATGGTGATAAATTTAAGTCAATGGGTAATGGTAAAGAACTATTGACTATCGTTGGGGACATAATGTCAAAACCATATAAATCGTTGAGTGAAAAACAAAAGGCGATTATGGAAAAGATATCTATCACTGCTTGGGATTTGATTCAGGCGAATAGTGGGGGACATAAATGTATCACTAATATATCAGGACTTAATTATTTAGGAAAACCTAGTCAAAAATCATCGGGAGGTGGTGGAGGTTACCAACGAAGTGAAGAAGATTCACCGGCAGTTAAGTTCACTAAAATGATTCAAAATGAATTCGTAAGAGTTCTACAAAGTAAAATAAACGAAGGTTAAAATATAATGGTATCGTCAAGTTTAATATCTAAACGTTTGCACGTTCCACCTTTAACCTCTAATATCATATCACCTTCACCACAATAGTTTCCACAATCATCTGATTTACAAGGGTTACAATTGTGGTGGATGTTGAAAATCTTACCATCTTTGATGAAGATAATATCCAATGGGATAATACAATCCTTCATCCAAAAACAATGAATACCTTCATTCATTAAGAATAACATTCCATTGAAAGTTTTGTCAAATTTTTTACCCATCATACCTTTTTGAGTCTGACCTGGTGTCATCATTACTTTGACTTTAAACTTATTATCGTTGATTTTAATTACCATAATGATAAATATCTAAAACTTTTTAAAATTTAGTAATATTTATATTTTACACAAAATACCATTAACCCCTTTCTTACTATGGTTGAAAAAAATCCCAATAGAGTAAATCTTTATTGGGGTTTTTTTATTATATTTGTTCATATGAAAAATTCCGTTAACATAGTAAACCGAAAGGTTAAGTTTGAATATCACTTTGTTGAGACATTTATCGTTGGGTTAAAACTCCAAGGGTCTGAAGTTAAAGCAATTACCAACAACTTAGTTTCAATGGTGGATACCTATTGTTATTTTAATAAAGGTGAGTTATTTGTTAAAGGAATGAATGTTACGAGTAATAATGTTGCATATAGTCACGAGTCTAACCGGGAACGTAAACTCTTAATGAAGAAAAAGGAGTTAAGGAAATTAGAAAAAGAATTAATTAATGGTTTAACGATTGTCCCATATCGTCTTTTTCGAAATGAACGTGGGTTAATCAAAATGGAAATTGTTTTGGCTAAAGGTAAAAACTTATACGATAAACGAAATTCAATCAAAGAGAGAGATATTAATCGTGAAATGATGCGTGGTATTTGAATTTAATTAATAACTTTGATAAAAATAAGAATTATGAAAACAATTGAGATTACGCAAACGGAGATTTTGATGGCGACAAGACCTAATGTTTATCGCAATAGAAAAAAATACACACGTAAGGATAAACATAAAACAAATTACTGATATGTTAAAAGGAACTATTAGATTTAATGACGAGAAGGGGTTCTATGTTGAACATACCCCAAAAAACATACACGCAAATTGTGGTGGTGAAAAAGTTGTAAGAACTTTTTACCAAGAATTAATATTGGACCCATTCACCGATAACTCCAAATATAAAGATGGGGATGAGGTGACATTCAGGAAAGAATTGTACATTGATAACGGGGGTTCATTTTATTTTGCGGAAATAGTTGAATGTTAATCAAAATTATTACTATATTTGTTGAAACGAAAAAATTATGACGACAGTAACATATAACATTAGAATTGAGAACGAGAAGTTCGGGTCATTATTGAATGAGTCATTTGTTGACGGAGTACAATACAAATTATTTCTTAAAATGGTTCAAGGGTGTTTGGAATTGAAGAACGATTTGTTATTCTTCAACGGGACTGACTTCTTAATCCACGTTCCATACAAATATTTGTGTGAGTCAATCGTCATCACTAAAACAAATGAATATGATTTGGCGGACCATATGAAAAGTAAAATCGAAGCATTAGTCACTAAGTAAGATGAGGATATTAATCGGTTTATTATTAATCTTGGGGGTAACATCTTGTATCAAAGAGAACCCCCAACCGTCAGGACCGCCACCGGTGATTACGTATCCACATAACAATGATACCATACAAGACTCAATACCGACTTTGGTAGGTCAAACCTGGGTTATAACGGGGATAAGGATTGGGGGGATAGGAAATCCTACTACAACCTATGATACGTTAAAATTCGTCACCAATACCGTGTATAAATTTAATGGTTACACATCTAACTATTCTTTATACTACACGGGAGGTGGGTTTAACCTATCAATGAACGGTACACCTTGGGGATATTTGAGTGGGACGATATATCAATACAATTTGGTTAGTGGAAATATTCAGGGATTGAAATTTATTGACATCACACCTGGTACAAGTAACAAAACAAATTACTATATTTGGATGACCAAAGTCTAATTGACTTTATGAATTATAAAGAGTACTATTATTAACAATTAAAATTTATTAAATTATGAAATGAAAGGGTGGTTAAATTTAAGTAGTAATGGTTGGTTGGTTCTGGCTTCTACAATTATCTACATCAGTGTCCTCACAATGGTATTTGAATATGTTATCAGTCGAGAGTGTCCGGTGTTCTTACAAATGATTACGGTGTTTTTTGTGTTATTCTACACCGTGTTCCAATTGAAAACAATAGCACATTATTTTATTAATTTATTAACAAAAAAAGAAGAAGAAAAATTATGATTACAATTATTTTATTAGTATTGTCATTGATTATTGCAGGTGTAATGATTTTTAAAGGTATCTCAAATGATGATACTGTAAGTTTAAGAAACGGGATTGTCGTTGGTGTCTTGGGGATTGTTATCTCATTAATCCAACCATTCTCAACAGAAAGAGTTGATACAGGTAACGTAGGTATCAAAGTTAATTTAACAGGTGATGCTCGTGGTGTATCGAAGTATGAATACAAAACAGGTTGGGTGGTTTATAACTCTTGGACTGAAACAATGTATGAGTTTCCTGTGTTCCAACAACACATTGAGTATGGTGACCAAATGGTTATTACTAAAGGTGGATTTACCACAACTATTAACCCTACATTTAACTACAAACTGAAATCTAGTACAGTTGGGGATATGTTCCAAAACTTGAGATTACCAATTAAAGAGGTGGAACAAGGATGGTTGAAAAACGCAATCGTTGGAGCGGTGAATGACGTGGCGAATACTTGGTCTGTCGATAGTATCTTTAACCACCGTGAAAACTTTGAGTCTAACATCGTTGTCGAATGTAATAAACGATTGATTAAATGGTTTGACGTATCTCAGTTGAGAACTAACATTACACCTCCTGAGGCATTACAAGAATCTATTATCGCAAAAACAAGAGCTATCCAACAAGCTGAAGCGTCTAAACAACAGGCAATTGCTGCACAGGCTGATGGTCAACGTAAAGTTGCGGTCGCAAAAGCTGACTCCGCTGAGACTGTCATCAACGCATCCGCTAAGGCAAGAGCGATGGATTTAACACAACAAAAGTTAACACCTTTGTATGTTGAATACAAGAAAATTGAGAAATGGGATGGACAATTACCGACAACTATGGCGGGTGGACAAGGAACTTTCTTGAACATTAAGTAATAGAAATCTCACAACACTATGGTAACGACAACAATGTCGTTACCATAAAACAAAAAAGTAACTAACAATAAAAACTTATAGATATGAAATTAGATGTGTCAAACTTATTATTAAACGAATTAGTTGAACTTAGAGATAAAATCAACGGAATGATTTGGGAATATAATGATGGACACATCTACATCTGTAAGGTTAGGTCTTATGGTCGTAATTGGGAAGAAAAGGGTATTACTAATATAAGTAGATTAAGAGACTTATGTTATGACTATGATGGTGATAATGGTATTGTTGACATTTACACGACAAATACTGACTTAGGTGAAGGTTTTTATAACTATGGTGATACTAAAGTTATAAAATCACTTGAGGATTATGAGAAGTGGAATAAACACGAGGTATTAACTAATCACCTCCAAAGGATAGAACAAGATTTACGTGAGGATGCGGAGGACCAAGAGAGACCGTTTAATCAACGACGTTCACATTTTAGAACACCCTACACTCAGGAAATGGTTGATGAACTGAAGGAAGATATTAAAAACCTTCCGATGGATTTTGAACCTCCAAGAAATTATTTTCAGTATGAAGATGCTGAGTAATTGAAAATTTGTTTATATTTGTATATATAAAACAAACGGATATGGATTCACAGACATTAGCAACATTAGCAATCATAGGATTTGGTGGGTATATGATTTTCAAATTTTGGAAAACTATATTAAAAATGTTAATAGGTTTACTATGTTTTTGTGTGGTGTATACATACTTATCATTGAAAAAATATTTCGATGGTTCTAACGAGGGTAAACAAAAAATAGAACAAGTGGTTCAGGAGACGGTTGTGAAATCGACACCGAACTTTTAAAATATGTCGTTTCCTTGTATCGTATAACAAGGTGGTGGATGTGCCTTTATGGCCCCAAAGGGAGATTTCGGTCTCCCTTTTTTTATTCTCGGATATTTATAAATAAAAACGATTATGGGTAATATCATTATAACTGAAAAACAATTAGAAAGACTTACTAAGAAAATCAAAAAGTCAATTAATGAGAATCAGGAGGAAGGTTCTTATATGGCTAAGCAACAACTTTATACTATTGCTACATTGGCTAAAACAATGTGGGAGAAAATGGAGGAAGGTGAACAACTTGAAGATTGGATGGAAACTAAAATTGCTCAGGCTGAACAAAGTATAACTTCTGTGGTTAACAATTTTATGTACAAAGAAGTTGATGGTGGTCTTGACGGAACAAAGAGTATTGATTTTAATGAAATTGTAATTGGTCAATAATAAAAATCTGAATTTTTATGAAAATTATAATTACAGAAGATAAGTTAGATAAAATCTACGAAGGGTTTAAAAAATTAATGGAGGTGAATTCTGATTTACATAAGATTGAACGACCATATGATTTTTGGGTTCACACTAGAAACACTTATGTTGATTACACTCCATTTAATTTTTATAAAGAAATTAATGATGATGAGTGGGAAGATGATGATTGGATATTTCAATACGCCGAAGTTGAACCTTACACGGGAAATAAAATAGGTATTTATCCTATGTTATTGTACTCTAGTTATAAACTAAAGTCATTAAAAAAAATATTTGGTACTTGGTTTGAAACGTTATTAAAACGGTGGTTTGAAGAAACCTACGGATTACCGGTTAATAAAGTGGTTGATGATAGGGAAGGGTATGAAATTTTAGATTTGTACGGGGACAATGATTGATACTATGAAACCTTTATCTTATAATTAGATAAAGGTTTTTTTTATGGAATATCCTCAATTTAAAAGTAATCCGGTGTTTGTGGACCACCGAGGAACATTTGCTCCACTATCTCTAAATTCTTTTGATAAGAATTGGTTACAGAGTAATATCAGTTTTAACCCCCAAATTTACACTCTAAGAGGTTTGCACTTCCAAGTTGGGGAGAAATCTCAGGCTAAGGTAATTAAGGTAATTACGGGGTCTATAGTTGATTTTATAGTAGATATCCGTGAGGACTCTCCTGAGTATATGAAAATATATTCTTATGATATGAAACCTGGCGATGAGTTGTTAGTTCCGAGGGGTTTTGCTCACGGGTTTATGACAACATCATTTAACACTATAGTTCAGTATTTGGTGGACAATGATTATTCACCTGAGTCGGAGGGTTCGATTTATTGGAAAGAGGTTGATGGGTTATATGATGTTTTAAATTCATATGTTCTATTTGAGGAATTAACAGATGACATTATCATAATGTCAGATAAAGATTATTTAACTAAAAATTTTGTTAGAAATGATAAGTGAAACTAAATTAAAGATTCAATTAGAAGAGTTATTTGAGAATAACGTATTCGGAACAATTAAGAATGATGAGTTTAAAAATATCTTATCGGAATTAATTGGGGAGCGTAAGAAGCTCAAGGGAATGATTAAAGAAACCCAAAACGATATGGAGTTGGGTAAATTAGTTAGGTCTTATTTTATAAATGAAGGTATTTATAGTAAAAACGTATAAATATGGAAAAAAGTTTTAGTAAAAAAGATATGTTAACTCGTAAGTTAATGGAACAAGAAGAGGATAAGACTGATGAAAAAAGTGAAGAAAAAACTGAAAGTGGTGAGAATGGTAATTTCTCACAATTAGTTTCAAAATTATTACACTCAAGAAATCAGACTCACATCTTTCATTTACAAACTAAATCATACGCAGAACATATTGCGTTAAATGATTATTATGATGGTGTTTTGGGTTTATTTGACGGGTTAATTGAATCTTACCAAGGTAAACACGGAATCATATCAAATTATAAATGTGATGGATTTGAGAACTATAAAAGTGGTGAACAAGTAATTAACTATTTGAAAAAATTGGATGGTGATATCGACACACTAAGAAAGTCGGTTAAAGAAAGTTACCTACAAAATCAGATAGACACAATTCAGGAATTAATTAATTCCACATTATATAAACTAAGATTTTTAAAATAAAATCTGAACCCTCACTGAAAAGTGGGGGTTTTTTGTTTATATTTGTTTTATGAACGAGAAAGTTAAACATAAGTTAGCGGAATCAATTGTTAATCTAACTAAGTTGGATTTGTATTACGAAGGTGTTGGGTTTCTTATGTTCAAAATTGAATACCCATTTAAATGTGATGGTTTTGGAGATTATAAATTAAAACTTAACTTGAGTGATAAAGAATCTTGGACTATTGATTTTCCTGCGAGTTTTAACTTATTTGTATACTTAGAATCCCTATTCAAAATCAAAGATGAGAAGACCAAAGAAGAGATTCGTGAACTAATTATTGATGAATTAGAAATAAGAATCAGAAATTTTAGAGAAACTCTATTGACACCTTAAAAAAAAACTTATATACTTTAACTATAACAAAAACAAAAAGACATATGACAATTAAACAAGCGTTAAAAGAAAAGAACCGATTGATTAAAGCAATCGACGATGAGTTTAAAAAAGTGTACTCGTACAACTCAATTGATGAAGGTAATGTTAGACCTTACTCAACGGTAAATTCTTTGTCTAACATAATGACATTGGAAGAAGGTTTAATCGACCTTAAAACAAAAATCCATAGAGCGAACATTGGGGTTTACGACAAAATCTTTAGATTGTCTGAATTGAAATCTTTGGCTAAGAAACTTAACCAAATTGATTGTAGTGAAGGTAAAGTATCTGATAGATACTCAAGACAGGAACCTACACTTAAAACTGCGGAAATCTCAATTGTTGAGAGAGACGTGAGAGTTAAATCAATCGAAGAAGAAATCGAGAGATTACAAGAAGAGTTGGATAACCACAACGCAACGACATCAATATAATCGGACTTGTTGTTGACTAACAAATATATACTAGAACTTATTCAGTGATGTTCGATGTTTATGAATGTGATGCCGACTCAAAGTTCAACTATCAAAAATATTCAAGGTTCAACATTTAAACATTAAAACTCGTCTACCCTGGTATTTGTTTTTCGACACAATAAGATTATATCTCACCCCTCATCTGAAAAGGTGGGGGGTTTTTTAATAAAAGGCGATGTCATCAATATCAAACCCCTCATCTTCTAATTGTTCTTGAACAACTCTTGTGTCTGTGTGTTCGGTAAACTCTAAACCTAATGCGGGGCTTGCATATAAAAATTCCGGTCTAAATTCACCATTATAATCGTTGTTTAAACTTTTAATAAGTGGGTCGTAGATTTCTTTGTTAATACTTTTATATTCTATTCTAACATCAGGTTCTGAAACACCAAAAAGTTTAACTGCGGTCTCAAGTTCTTCAGTATATTCATCCATATATATTTTGTTAACTTCATCGTTATATTCTTGACTGAAGTTAGGGTTGGGGTTGTTTCTATTACCTCTCCAAAATTTTGAATGGTCAATCGTAAAGATGTAGGTGATAAGAAACTCTCGTTTTTTTATCATACCATTTCTGATTGCTATACGGATATCGTAATCAACCATAATTTTTAATATGTGTTTGGTATATTTCTCTAAACCTTTTTTTAATATTTCTTTGTCCATAATTTTTAATTAAGTAGTATATTTATAAATACTATGAATGACGAGATTTATGTAAAGATGTTGACTAAATACTTTAAAGGTGTTGCAAACATTAATGGGATTTTATGTTATCCTTTAGGGGTTTTTGAGGCTAGTATGGGCCCTGATATTCTAAAATTTAGAATGAAGAATCCTGATGATTTGTCATATACTAACCCTGGACTTGAATCACAATTAGGTGAACAAGTTGATTTCTTCAATCGACTTGCGGGTATGGGTCAACACTCAAGATTTAATGTGAAAATTGAGGGTGCTAAAGACATTTATACGAGTAATGATGTTAATGATTATGTTAAATCGGTACTTTCGAATGTTAAGAAATTAAAAACCAATATTTACGAGGACGAGGAAACTAATGAGAAAATGTATGATATAATATTGGTTAACCATAAAGATGTTGAATATCATTTGGACGAAGACTTTGTTGCTATATATAATAAAGTTGACCCAATTAAGGCATATCAATATCGAGCTGAAGATGGTTCATTAGTTGGTGAAATGCCTTTGGAAGATGCTCTTAGTGGTTATGAGTGGTGGCAAAATCATCATATTTATGATGAAACTGAAATTAATTACCCTCAGTTTGACTCTTTTTTTAGTGAAGGTAATGTTCCTAATTATATAGACACCGACTTCCAAGCACCATACGTCATAACAATATTCCAATAAAAAAATAGGTATGAAGATATTAATTAAAGAAGAACAATTAGATGACGTAAGAAAAAAACTATTACGTAAGATATGGAGTAAAAGACCGTATTGGGATGATGCTTATTTAATAAGTATTGGGATTAAGAATGATTGGCAAGCTCGTGATAAAGCCATCGGATGGTTCGCGGAATTTATTGGTGATGAGAAAATTGAAAAAATATTAGAGGATAATTTTGGTGGTTACAATTTACGTGTTAATAATTGTGGGTCTTATGACTTTGAATTTGATATTATTGATTATACCTTGTATGATGAAAATGAAGCTAACCGTAGACGTGGTGGGGATGACACATTCATTCATTTAGTTATTGAAGTTGATTGTAAAGTTGATAAAACACGAGGTAGAGTTGAAATTGATGGTGAAGAAATGTCATTAGAAGACGCGTTAAATAATGATGAAATTGGATGGGAAGTGAGTGGTGAAGTGATTGAATGTATTTCTAATTATCTATATACGGAATTTAATTTACTGAAGACTACCGGTATTGGTAGTATTGAAGTGAATATTGTGAATTAAAAAAACCCCCTTAATATTGGGGGTTTTTAGTTATTTAATATCTGTTGATTCTAATAATGTGTAACTGAATTTGTTACCGTGAATTTTAGAAGCTTTTTTACAGATAGACATAAAGACATCAAAGTCTTTAACTCTTTTAAATACTTGACATCCCTCAGACCAATTTTCAACCCAAGTAGAATCAGTTCCTGCTTTGTGAATGTTAATACCAAACATACCTTCATCAGTAACAGTTTCTTCAAAAAGTAAGTTTTTATTTGCATCACGATAAACTTTAACTTTTGCCAATCTTTGACAAAGAGCGTCATATTTTCCCTGATGTTTATCAACCGCCCAAGTTGTACGATATTGATTAGGAACTAATCTAGCAACTCCTTTGTTGTTATGAAATTCCATAACACCTTTTTTACCTGGGTCTGTTGTTGCGTTCCAACAATAGAATTGCCAAACACCTTTCTCATCTTTAAATGAAATTGTGATATGGTCATCAAATACATTAGTCACCTTTTTAGCAACTGATGGTGAATTGTTTCTAACACCAACGATGTTGACATCGTAAGATTTATTTGCGTCATCATTAAACCATTTATACCCTTTTGATTTAAGTGCTGACTCAATCTGTTCTCTTGTGTAAGACATAATTAAAATTTTTTATTGTTTATTTTAATATAAATAGTGAGGTATGATATTTATGTTTTTAACCCCCCAAACAAATGGAAGATATTATAGAAGATTACGACAACGATTTCGGTGACCACAGTACTACTAGTTTTTAGTTAGTTGTGAATATTTATTAGTATGACAAAAAGAGAACGTTTAATAGATTACATTGAAAGATTAAATGATGGTGATGATATGACTGATGAAATTAAGTTATTTCATAACTTCGATAATTTAATTAAGGTTATTAATAAAGAAGGTCTTTTAATGACGTTAAATCCTCATAGTTCAAATTTTAACGAAGATTATCAAGGTCAGGTGTTATTAGCAATGTTGGATAATGATACCACAGGTGATGTTATCAAACATATTGTTAATGAGAGTTTCAATGACATTCTTGTGGAAAATGGTAACTATTATTATAAAGGTGAATTATCTGATTTAAAAGAATTATTTACTGCTGATTATTCCTGTGAGAGGATTGCTGACACTATCTTATCTAATGAATATTTTGAAATGTTTACCATAGATAGTTTTGATGCTTTTGTTGATGTTGTAGATAACTTAAATATTGCAAACCAAGAACGATTAAAACAATATCTTTTGGAAAATCATCGTGGATTTGAATTCGATGACGGGACTATATTAGGTGACGATAATGTGATTGATGCAATTAATGACCAAAGTTATTTTGATGAGATATATTCAATGGACGATAACTTGGAACAAGAACTTTATAATATTTATAGTCAATCCTATAACAACGCTTGGGAAAGTGAACAACAAAAATATGTCTTTGATGCTTTAACCGAATATTTTGATATGGATAACCTTTGGACTGAAGACGGTAAAGGTGGTTGGAATTTAAAAATTCGAATCCCTAAATTTGAACAGATTATTAGAGATTATTTAAATGAAACAATTGATGGGTATCCATTTAACCCAATTGATTATTATGGTAGTTTCCTTTCAATTTTAACGGTATTAATGGGGAATAGTGATGAGTATAAGTATTTGTCATTTCATATTGTTGAATACCCTTACAATGTTAAAGAACATATTAATGAGTTATTTGGTGATTATATATGAATGAGGTAATCGGTAAGATGGTAAAAAAGATTGTTGACAAACAATTGGACTCGGACCCGATTGATTACGATAAAATCATCAAAGATTTAAAAAAATTAAAGAAACAATTAAATAGTGGTATGGTTATTGATAGTGTTTTGGAAAAAACATTATGATTCATAACATCGAAGCCATCGTTCAAGTAACACTATCATCAGTATTAGTATTATTAGTTATCACTCACTTAGTGATTAGTAAAATTAAAGGGTAATTATTTGACTTGTCTAATCTCATCGGCTCTTACACCCCAACTATTTAACTCACTATCAATGTAATCTCTACTACGGTAAGGATTTTCATTACCACTCCAAATATCAAATCTATCATCAGATTCTAATTCAATGATGATATCTGAAATGTTTGATGAATCATCTTCATATGTTGAGAAATTTTGAACTAACTCCTGTCTCTCAACAAGTGTCTCAATAATATAATAAGGAACATTGTAAACTTTTAAAGATGGTTTTTCAATACTTGATTGGTCATTATTAATAATACTTTCAAAATTCAGTTTTAAATAAGTTTTGATGTAACTATAATCTACATATCCGGCTTGTATTTTAAATAAAGAAGCGACTTCGGACACCGCATCAAATAACTCTTCATAGTCATCAATATCAATTTCTTGTCCGATTAGTTTTTGACATATTTTAAATACCGCTTTATCCGGTAGAGATTCAAATGCTGAAGCCATAATGTTTTAATTCTTAAATAATAAATAGTGTTGATTAAGAAAAAATAAATAACTACCTTTAATAAAAAAATTATTATGCAAACATTAGTATTTAACACAACAACAAAGACTGCGAAACTTTATGAAGGTATTGCGGAAAAATCCGATTTAATCGTTCATTACACTGACGTTCCAACTGTGAAAGTTATGGATGACGGGTTTTACCAAGTGATGCAAAGAGACGCAATGGAAAAACAACTACCGGTATTAAGATTACCAATCGCTAACACCAATATGTTTATTAAAGAGTAATGAAATCTATTAGCCAAATTTTCCGAAATAACAGGGACTTACTTGATGAACCTGAAGTTCAGGAACTTGTTGAATATGCTCAAGAATTGGAAGGTTTGGTTATGGATAAAAAGATTGAAGATAATTACGATAAAGAAGACATCTTATTAGGAATCATTAGAGACATCTACTCAAGTTGTAAAGACACATTGGAACAAGATGAGTTACACGAAAGATTCCCAAGTGTTGTTGACCCTATCGGTGATTATAAAGAAAGTCTAATTAACTTAAAAAGGTTTATCTCTGATATGTGTAGAGAAAATAGAATTAATTTATGAAGAAACGAGTTTATTTGGTCGACATAGATGGGACCATTTGTGATGATATAAAAAATGAGGAAAGTCATTTATATTCCGACGCTAAAGTCTACGATGGGGCTTTAGAAGAATTGAATAAGTTATACGATGAAGGTAATATCATTACATTCTTTACTGCTAGAGAAAGTAAAGACCGTGAGGTAACTGAAAAATGGTTGAACGATAATGGTTTTAAATACCACGGGTTAATAACAGACAAACCAAGAATTCAAGGTAAGTCAGAATATGTTTGGATTGATAACATTCCAATTAGGGGAATAACTTACAAAGGGAAATGGTCACCTATCATTGAGAAACAATTATTCTGTGATGAGGTGAAATCAATGTTGATGTTTAAGAAATGAAAAAAGTAAAATTAGTTCAAAGTGAAGACAATAGATTGTTTATCATATCTGACGATGAAATAGTTTTAGGTGATGAGGTCTGTGAATTATTAACGACAGGTGATTGGTTACCGATGACGGTTCATACACCCAATGATATTGATGTTGAACGTCAAATGAAAATAGTAATGCGTGGTGATGAGGTTGGTTATATTTATGATGACCACGAATTCTCATCAGTACATTATAGAAAGATTAGTCAAAATGATATTGTGGAAATATTAGGTGACGATGGTGATTGTTATCTTGAAATGAACACATTTGAAGGTGATTACTGTGGTTTCAGAATACCACATCTAATTGAAAATATGGGGGTAATAAGAAAAGGGGTCTAAATCGACCCCTTTTGTTTATTTCAATGGTACAACTACAACTTGAATTTTACCCACTTTGTGATTAGCCAACTTCCCAAATGATTTTTTACTTAAATCAATTCGGTTTGAAGATTTGTTTCCCATTCTATCAGTAACTTCAACAGTATCTGTCTTGTTATTTGATAAATTGGTAACAACTAATTTAGTGTGTAAAGGTAAGTTGTTGTACGCTGCGGTCGAGTGTTCCCTATGGACTCTAGGGTGACCTGATGTGTCATACCAAGTAGCGGTATGAACACTCGGAATTACATTTCTTGTAGTAAATGTAAATGAACTAAATGTAAGACCTAATAATAAAACTAAAATTGTCTTCATAGTTAATAAATATATAAGAATTATTGACAAAAGGAAAGGATTATATATTTATTTATAAAAACTTGATATGAAACACAAAATAATAATTACAGAATCTCAGTATAGGGTGTTGATGAGAAATATTAATGAACAATGGACACCTACGTTACAGAAAACATCAAACGTCGCACCTGCGTGGTTGAGTGCTATTATTGGGGATAAACAAGATGGTTACACATTTGATTTACCGCCATCAACAAACACTGAAGAAGTTAATAAAATTATTAGTGATGAAGAAGTTGAAAAATATAATGAAAACAAACAACTTGTTGCTGAAGTGTCAAAAAAATTGGGTGAACGAAATGATACTCACTTTAGAGTTACAATGTTAAAAAAGAACCCAAAATATCGAGCAATGATATTGAAAGTGTATTCAGAATTAAAGGCAAGTACTGAAGGTAATATTACTATTATGTATGCGAGAACTAAAAAGGCTTCAAACACAAAACCAATTGAAACGCCAGGGACAACTCAACCAATTAATTTTGAATTTCCTGTTGACGATGATTTAGTAAGTAAAAAATACTTTATTGATAATAGTTGGAAATTGGACCCTGAGTTTGTTGCTCAATTTAGAGAAACAACCCTAAAAAAGGTTAAAGACGCTTTAATTAATACGCCTAATAGTAAGGGATTATTAAATGGATTAACAATCAAAACATCTTGTTCAACATTACCTAATGGTACATCACCTGATGGTAAAGTTCATACTTTTGCCGAATTATCAAAATTAAGAAACGAGTCGGCTAAAGAATTTGTTATTGCTGAATTAAAATCAATTGGTGTTACAATATCACCAAAATTAATTTATACACCTAATTGGGAAGGTAATCTTACGGGTAAATATTTGGGAGCGTCAAGTAACAGTGGTGATATTTATGGTCAACCTGGAGCATCAAAAGATAAGTCGGATTATGAATCCGATAAATATTTAAAAATTGCTTTAGATTTAAATATTTCGGGTAATTCTAAGTTAAAGACAGACCCATCAAAAACATATCCTACTTATGATTTTGATTATGATTACGGTGTAGCGTTTAAAGTTCCTAAGATTCCATATAGAATTCCGGGTATTAAATTAGCATATATTTGGAATCCAAAAACTCAATCTAAATGTAAAGTTGGTGAACCTAATTCTCAAATGCAATGTGAAACTTGGGGTGAAGGGCCTAAAGATTGGTCAACCAATATGAAAGGCACTATTCATTGGGGAACCGAAGATTAATTAAAAAGGGAGTTTAACACTCCCTTTTTTTATATCCCACGAACAACAATGTAAATGTTTGAGTTTTCAATGGTAAACCCAAACCCAAATTCTTTGTATTCGTTGTCAAGTAAAACATCCATATGGTTCTTAGAGGTAACAAATACGTCGAAGATAGATTCCGCAACTAATTTATTAAAATCACCATCAGTTTTTTTGATTAATGTGAAAGTAATAAGTGGTAACATAGAAATACATTCCGAACCTTTAGTTATTTTATCGTGACAGTATTTTTTTACCAATTTTTTAGAGTAATTCTTAGACTCTATAGTTAATTGATGGTCCTCAACGACAGAACATTTTCCATAATCATTTCTGAATTCATTAAATGATTTTAACAAATATGATTTTATTTTGTTAGTGTCTATTTTGGTATTAACTGAGTCTAAGTAGTCATATCTAAAACTAACTGAACCGTTAATTGGTTGAACTACCGCAGTTTTATTGTTGTAATCAAATAACCATACTTTAGAGTATAGTTTGTAACCACTTTGAGAGTTAACGTTGAATGTCATTAAGATTACTAATATTGTCGCTAAAGTTTTCATATCTGTTATTTTAATGGGTTGTTGTATATTATCAAAGATATGAAATTATTTGAATTCACCAATTGATTTACTTGATATTTATAAATAAACTTTTAGAATGAGAAATTTATTAGCCGAACATATTAGTAAGATTCAATCTATGATGGGTATTCAGGATGAATTATTAGTTGAAGCGTCAAAGTTAAAAATATTAACCGATAAAGAAGGGTTAGACAAAGACCAGGCTGAATTATTAGATGAATTGTGTGGTTCATTATCAGTGTGGATGTTAGGTCGTGTTAAGAAATATTTACAGGACACTCATTTTAAATCTTGGGAAGAAGGTGTTGATATTAATGCAATTACAATTAAAGAAATTAATAATAGTAGTGTAATTAGTAGATATCGTCAGACAATTATTGGAATTATGGATTGGATTCGTGTTGGTTTGGATGGTAATGTAAAACCATTTAAAAACTTACAGTTAGACGAATTAGCTAAAAAGTCTAAGGAATGGCACGACTCATTAGGATTGGGTGAGGGTGATATCAATTACGTTGAGAAAAATGAAATTATAAAAGATTTCCGTGATGAAAATGGTAATGGGTTCTATTGGGCTGATTTAAATACTAAGGATTCAAAAGAAGAGTCGGAAAGAATGGGACACTGTGGAC